TTTTTTTTTTTTTTTTTTTTTTTTTTTTTTTTTTTTTTTTTTTTTTTTTTTTTTTTTTTTTTTTTTGATTCGCCCTTTGAAGCATCAAGATAATAAGATAAATCATTATATAGTTCTTCAATCTGGACTGGTCCAAGTTCAAGAGGAGCCATTGCTTCTTTAAACGCATCAATATTTCTAGAAGTTACCAAGCCACGAATATAAGTTGCAGACATGGCGCCTTCGGGTCTTGGAATAGACTGATATTCAATAGGGATAAGTATGTATTTTGAGAGCCAAAAAAAATCAGTAGCTCTATCTTGACCAACAAAAAGAATTATTTGTTCCGGAGATACATAATGCGAGAGAATCTCATCGATTGATCTTATAATTGGATTATCACTTTTTGGTTCTTGAAAATCATCATCCATACAAAGTACTTCTACCCATATAGCACAAAAATCGTGACCTTTAGCAGTTAAAGCATCATATATTATTTGTCTTTTTTGATCACAATATAATGGATTTTTTTTATCATCTATAGTTGCAGAAAGAATAATATTAATACGGGTTAAACCTTGTCGCTTAGCTTCATTTATAAGAGCAAAAAGTAATATCATATGACCAAAAGTTAATGGATTCATTCTTCCAATAGTTACCAAAACCTTTTTATCTGAGCAACTGTTGTGTGTTCCCAATTTCATTATTTCATTTATATCCATTTCATATGTACATTCTTTTGTTTCTTCTTCTCCCACTAATAGGCCTTCTACTGCTTTTAATCCTTCTTCTTCTGCTTCTTCTTCTGCTTCTTCTCCCACTAATACTCTTTCTGCTTCTTCTGCTTCTTCTCCCACTAATACTCTTTCTTCTTCTGCTTCTTCTCCCAGTAATGCTTCTCCTTCTACTTTTTGTTTTTTTCCTGATGCAGTATCTTCATCTAGTTCTTTCCTTTTTGGTTTTCCTGACATTCTATTATAATAATAAAATAAAAATTTTTTTTATTTTATTTTTTTGTTTTACATTAGGGTTTTACATGGTTTTTGCCTTGTGATATACATTTTTAGGAAAGAAGCCAAGAATATATTGAATACATTTCATCAAATAAATAACAATCGGAACAATAAAGATAGGATACAAAATAAAACATATAATAATCAATAATTTTTTGATCCATGATCCGCTATATTTGAACAAAACGACACCAATGATAATCAAGAGTAAAAAGATATATAAAAGTCGATACCAATAATATCTGCTTTCAAGACTATCTATATATTGTTGTTCATAATACGTTTTTCGATCATTTGTTACAATATCATCCCGCACTTTTTTTAAGGTTCTATCCATTTTTTCATTTTCTTCTGAATATTGAAGATACAAATCATTCATGTGATGATAATTTGTTTCTAAACTATCATTTATATTTATTTGTCTTTCTGTATTTATACCTGCTTCATCAAATTTTTCCTGTAAAGATTTTATAAGCTTATCAGCATCTTTTGTAGCATCGTCTAATATCATTTTATTATATTCTGATTGACCTTTTAATGCCAAATAATAATTTTTTTTTGCTTCATCCAATTGTTCAGGAGCTGTTTTTACATTATTTTCGGCATTTACATAAGTTTGTTCTAAACCAGATATATTTTTTTGCGCTTGGCAAGCTGGACCACACATCAATGATTCTTTAGATTGTGCAAGCAATGCGTTTATTTGCGAAGTTGCAGCAGCAGCCTGAGACTCTATTGTAGTCGGACTCGAACTTGGACTCGGAGTCAAATTCATTTGTGTTTGATTTAATTTCGCATTTGTTGTATTTGTATTTCCCATAAATAGGCTTTCTATTATATTATAAGATTTTTTATAGACCACCGAAACCTCCTTGCATAATTGTCAGCGGATGATTCGTCATCATTGTGCCTGAACCTGAAGTGCTTGAACTTGCTGTTCCAGTTGCTGTTCCAGTTGTTGTTCCAGTTGCTGTTCCAGTTGTTGTTGCTGCTGCATTTGTAGGCGCTACATAAGAGTTTGGCACACATTGGTTCAATGTTTCATTATACATTGTTCCTTCATAACAGCAAGTCTCACCTAAACATTCGGTTGAACTAGCTGGCGCAGTTGCCCATGGATCGGATGTAATAGAACCAATAGAAGAAGGAGAGCTGGAATTGACAGAAGGAGCAGTTTTTTTATCAAACCCCCACGTATATTCATTATAATTCATGTCACTTCGATGCATAGCATCTAAAATTCTAATTCCGACCATAATAATACCTATAAAAAATAAAATGATAATAATAAAATAAAAGATTCCTTTTGGAATTATTTCTGCCTTAAACAAAACAGTTAAAAATAAAATAGGAACACAAAAAAGAAGAGCTAATTTTAAAATACTTGTATAATTACTATATTTTTCCCCGTAATAAGTATTTATCTCCACCATACGCATATTATTGCTTGTATTTTTTTGCATCTTTTTTAATTTTATTTTAGCTTCATTTAATTGTTCTTCTACAATTTTGACTGCGTTTGTCTGCTCAACCAATGTAGCATTCGACGATGTAACATTAGCATTAAAAAAAGAATACATACTATTCAAATTATTATATAAATTCATTCTCATTTGAGATACTTCATTTATTTTTGTAATGATCATATTTTTTTGTTCAGGGGTTAGAGAAGGTTGGTTTAACTGATTGAATAGGTCGTGTTCAATATTTTGCAATCCCTGAATATCATTTAATGTTTGTTCATTTCGCTCTTGCATATCTGTTGCCATGAATATATTTTATAGTAATATAATAATAATAATTATAAAATATCTTTTCAACGATTTATGGTATGTAATATAATAATAATAATACTTGCTGCTAAAACACCCCAGAATATATATTGATAATTTTCATATTGAAACATTTGTTCGCTATCTGTAACCATAAAATTCATGTTATTATTTGAAACATCCTTATATTGATGAAATTGATTACTAATATCTTTGTACATTGCAACATTCTTTGAGAGTGTCACTTCATTGATATTTAGTTTATCATTGACATACTGATTATTCTGTTTCAATGAAGCGATAATAGAAAGAATTTCATCTGCTAAATTTGCAAGTTGGCCTTTTATTTTTTTAAGGCGTTCTTGTGACTCCTGAATCACTTCGGCCAAACCACATTTTGTATTTGGCGTCATAGTCCCATTTTTTTTAAATTTTCCCCACGCAACACTATCAATCGTCTCTACCGCTTTAGGACATGTCGGATCTTGAAAGATTACTGTAGGTATAGGATCAGATGGTTGAATCATCTCGGCTGGATATTCTTTTACTCGCAAAAAATGATCGACATAACCCATTTTACCAACATATGCTGGATTCGCGCCCTCATTATTGATGCGATACAACGAATTGACTGTGCCGATTCCATACATATGTCCATCAGACAATGTTGCAATTGGATCAGACGTGCCATACTCTGTTGCTGTATCAAAAGAATTACTGACAACACATTGAGATGAGCCTTTTGTTCCATTTTTTAACCCAAAATATTGATAGTTATTTTTATTTGCATACTTTTGACACGTTTCAACTGAATAATTGGTTCCATTGACGATCATAGAAGATACCGGAACATTTGTATATTTCCAAGAACCATTCGTATTAAATAAAACTTGGCCATTATACATGACAGTTGCAATCAATCCTGCTGGACCCGTTGTATTAATAGCTGAACACTGCAAGTAATTAATCCCGGGCGCCAATGTAATTGTAAAAGTTGTTCCTGGACCAAGCCACCCCCCATTAACCGTTGCTACTTGATTTGAATTTAAATACCATATTCCAGAATCATCGTTAATTGCATTTACAGTTGCTTCAATATAATTTGTTCCCGTATAATTATATTCATAAACAAATGTTATCGGAGCATCCGTATTAACTGGAGCATCATTTTGCGCATTGGGCGAATACCATATCCACTGCGCCGTCGCGTCGGGAAAACCACCAGAATTACCCCATGGACTTATTCCATAAGATCCTAATACATAAACTGATGAATAATGATCTAACGGAATACCAGACATTTCCATATTTGGACCTAAATTGGACGTAGTCGATGAATTATAAAAGCATCCTTTATATGTTGAATCAGCTGTATTATAGATTGCTGTAGTGTTTGATTGAAATACTCCATATTGTTTTCCATCGCTTCCAACTTGACATCCATTTGTTGCAAGTCCATTTTTACGCGCCGAATCCGCATCCGAACTAAGGTTACATTGAGCTAATTGCGTTGAAGTATCCACATTTTCCAGACCGAAAAGAGAATTATTAGAAGTTAGTGCAGCTTGCATACAACTATTATAGTTATAATTTCTGGCTCCATTATCTAACGACGTCATAGAAGACGATTCTTGATAGGGTCCAAGATACATTGCTATTGGATTATTAATTACTGAATTAACATATACATTTTTCCCCATAGGGGTAGATAAATTATTACTTGTTTCGCTCATAAGTTGAGTTTGCATCATTTTATATTGAGACATAAGATCGTTAAATTGCTTTTGCAATTGGGTGTATCGCAATAATTGCAAATTTTGTTCTGATTCCGTATTTGTTTGCATTCCTTCTTTTTCTTTTTTAACTTTTTTATTGTTTTTTCTCTTGTCTTTTCTCTTGTTATTTCGTTCTAAACTTCCATCCAGTATTTTTTGTTGAAGATCTTTATAAATTTTTCCTTGTTTTAAAGTTACAAAATTAAGTGTAGTTGAATCCATTACACTATACAAAGACAATAAAACCCTCATTTTATACCTTGTTTTATTTGAACGATTATTTTAGTAAATAATATATGCTTTATATGTTCCTCCAGAAAATTTATTTGCCCATATGGTTTCTATCGTATATTTTCTTTTATTTTCTGTTTTACATTTTTGAGTTTCATTAAGTTTTCTTATTATATCCTCAAATTTCATATTAAAATCTACTATTTTTCCATACAATATTTTATTATTATTTATTGAAACATCGCTGATTTCTAAAAAATTATTTTCACTATCATAATTTTGTATTATAATATAACCATCATAAATTTCACAATCATTGCTTATTTTTTTTAATACTTCTACATTAGTTAATTTATCATAAAAAAAAAATTTTACCATTTATAATACAAAATAAATAAATATATACAAAATAAATAAATATATACAAAATAAATAAATTTTAGTAGAGTTAAGGAATAGGGACAATCTTCAGAAACCCTAAGCAAATGTAAGAAATAATAAGACATAAAATTAAAAATCCTGCGGGAACATAAGAATATAATGCAGTAACAACAATAAATGCAAAAAATAATGCCCATCCAATAAACTTTGCCATATTACTTTCTATATGGGGAAAAAAAACAAATTTTATAGTAATCAAAAAAATAATAACCAATAAAAAAAACCAAAATAAATACTGAGCATATTGATATTGAAAATAGGTTTCAAAAAAATTTTTTACTGTATCAGTAGTCAAATTTTCATCGGTTATTTGTTGAATCTTCGTTTTTTCTTTTAATAATTCAATATATATTTTTTTTGCTTCTAACAACTTGGTTTTATTTTCGTTCTGAACAGAAACCACTTCAGTTTGTGTTGAATTTAATAATTGTATTATTTGTTGATTCAATCTAATCAATTTTTCATTATAAATAATTATATTAGTCTTAATATTTTTATTCTTAATATAAAATTTTGAATCTTGAACAGTTTGAGTTTGAAAAGCACTATTATTTTTTATATAACATGTATTCTTTGCATCAAATACAAACCCATAACATTCTGAATTTGCGCTACATAAAATCTCACAATTATTTTCTGAAGTGTTTTGAATACTATTTATGGTATTTCCCGAAGAATCAGTATTATCTAAAATTATATATTGACTGTTTGAATTTTGATTTTGTAAAACAGAAATATAATTTAGATAGGCCTGTTTATATTGACGTAGTGTTTCATTAAATTCACCTTCTAAATTATATAATTCTAATGAATTAGACATTATTATATATAATACATATTTTATATAATAAACTCTTATCTTCTGTTTCTAAAGATATAAAGGTAAGCCATCACCATGGCCGGTATCGATAAGCAAAAAAAAACAGAGGGTATTATATCTTTTTCTTTTTCTTTTTCTTTTTCTTTTTCTTCGCTGTTTAAAATAGTTTGTATTTTTTTTTCAAGAGAAAGAGAAAGAGAAGTTCTCTCAGTCTTTTTATCTTCTATTCTTTTATTTATTTCATTTTTCATTACATCTTCAAAAATTTTATCAAAAAATGTTTTTCGTCGAGGTTTATATATGAAACAATTTATTTTTTTTTCATTTTCTTTTTTTTCATTTTCCAGATTCTTAATTTCTAAATTCAAATTGTTTTCCTTCCATGGAAAGAATACTTTTATCTTACCAAGGTTTGCAAAATAATTCATAATACAATATGCTATATTCTAATTATAAGAAATATATTAATTTTTTTTTGCAAATGCAATTGAATATATAAAATATAATAATATAATATCTCCTACAAATAATGTTACATTTTTAAGATGTTGATAATCATAAGATTCTTGAGACTCTATAATCATTTCAATAGAACCTAGGGCAGCTCCTTTTTTATCCCGCACTCTTTTATGTAAGTTTTCATTTTTATCTTTTTCTATTTTTACTCTTTCATCAAGCAATGATATTTGTTTGTTCAGAGAATCAGTTGATTGTTGGATTGAATTTTGTAATGTAAAAAGAGAACCATGAATTGCAGATAATTGTCCCTTTTCTTGCGAATAAATTTGTGAATATTCTACAGAATCCGGATTTGTATGGTGAATGATAAAAGTATTATAAAAATTTTCAAGAGCAGAAGAAAAGGAGTCTTTTAATGTATCTAATTGTGTTTTATAAATGCTCATTGTTTTGTCTTATATGTATAAAACAAAATAATTTTCAAACACAAATGCGATAATATTTTCCTTGAATAGATGTTTTACTCGGTCTAATAATTTCACATACTTGTCCAGGTCGAATTCCTATAATTTGCGCAACTGGATCAAATCGCGATATTTCGGGAAATTGTATGTCATCCATAATATTATATCTTTCTTTCACCTCTTGATATTCAGTTGAATTTAAAATGCGATGATCAGGAATCAATACATGCTCTAAAATATTATATTGAAGACGTTTAATATTTTGAATGACAATCAAAATACCATCTTGTTCCCAAATATGCTTTAAAAGATTTATTAATGTTTCATTCATTTCCTCTTTGACAATAATCATCAATGTATCTTTCTTAGTTAAAACTTCTTCTAAATTGAAAAGATCATCGATTATCTCTTGAACATTTTGAGGGCGCAATGTTTTTGCTAAATAATAGGTAATATATATTTTTTTTTTTGACTTTTCACTAGGATCTGCTTCTTTCTGTTCCAACAGCATATCCAGTTGTTTATTTTGAAACATGGAATTTACATCATTCACACTAAAATTATCATATTCCTCCGTGTTATATCCTTGTTTCTCCATCAATTGCAATACTGTTTTCCTAGATTTATACACTGAAGAAATGTTGCTGCTTGAGTTTTGCGTCGCCATAATCTTTGTATAATATATACATATTCATTATCGTTTAATTCAATTTTTTATTATTTCTTTTCTTGGGAAAACACTACCTTTTTTGTTTCTCCAGAACTACTTGTATTCGTTTTTTCATCGGCACTTGCGTCCTCTTCTTTCTTTTTCTCCTCTTCTATTTCTAAAATAGATGTTTTTTCTTCTTTCATTGGATTTTTGATAAGAAAAAGTTCATCTTCTCCACTTGGCGGCAACGAATTACTCGGAGAGCTTGGTTCAAATGCTGAAATCATTTTATCTTCTACAATCGGTGGAGACGGCGAATTACTAGGAGAGCTTGGACGAAATGGTGATGTAATTTTACGCTCTTCGCTTGGCGTTGTATTTGGATTATATTGCGGTGAATTGCTCTGCGAATTTAGATTATATTGGGGCGAAGTGGGCACATATGCTGGAGAAGTAGGTGCGTATGCCGGTGAAGTAGGTGCATATGCCGGAGAAGTTGCTACGTATTGCGGAGAATCACTCGGCGAGCTTGGTACAAATCGTGGGGGTTGTAAATCATCAGGCGAGTGTGTCTGAAACTCGGGAACTTCCTTTACTTTTTCTTTGAAAGCAGCACTTTTTCTCTCTTGTAATGTAGATTTAACCTTATTAATAAGAGTTGCAATATTCGGATTATCATCTTTTAATAGAGCATTTATATTATTTGAATAAGACATGCTCATTAACTGATCTATATTATCCTCAGTAATAATACGCATTTGAACATTCATTACTTGTAATTCATGAATCAATAATTTTAATGAATAAGGAATACGAACAATACTAAAAGATCTACCAAATCGACTTATGTTATCTATATTTAATTTTCCGTCCAATGTTGTTGTAAATTGTAATGGACCATCAGCAAAAGGCGACAAAAATAAATTAAGCGCACTATTATACACTGCAATTGTTCCTGTTTTGTTACAAACTGCCATATAATATTCATCGCCTCTTATTAGAAATGATTCATTCAAAAATGCCGACGCTCCGTGTGCCAAAATACTGTCGCGTTCCATCTCACCAATACGCAAACCTCCATCATTCGCGCGACCTTGCACTGTCTGTCTAGTTAAAACCGTGCGCGGACCTAATGCACGATAATTTATTTTATCTTTTACCATGTGTTTTAAACGCATATAATAAGTCGGCCCAATAAAAATTTCTGAGTATAATTGCTGCCCAGACATACCATTATATAAAATCTGATTTCCAGAAGAATGAAATCCTTGTTCCTGCAACATACTTCCGTAAATTTCCGTATTTGGACCTTTCGTCTGAAATGCTGTACAGTCGCCAAATGCACCATAGATTGCACAGGCTTTTCCAAAGAGCGCCTCAATTAATTGACCAATTGTCATTCGCGAAGGTAAAGCATGTGGGTTGATAATCAAGTCCGGACGCAATCCATCTGCTGTAAATGGCATATCCTCTTCAGGTATAATTAATCCTAATGTTCCTTTTTGTCCAGCGCGTGATGCCATCTTATCTCCTATAGCAGGAATTCTCTCCTCTCTTACTCGAACCTTGGCAATTCGAAACCCTTCTTCTCCCTCTGTAATAAAAGATTTATCAACAAATCCAAGTTGGCCTTTTTTGGGAAAAACAGATGCATCTATGGCAACTTCAGAATCTTCAGTACTAGATGTTACTTTTCCGATAAGTACCATTTTATCATCAAGCGGAGTATTTTCACGAATCATACCATATTTATCCAAATAGCTATAATCATAACCGGGTTTTACTCCGATAACATTTCCATGAGATGCAATATCCGTAAAAATAGAATTATTAGTAGATCCCCGCACTTTTGTACTCTCTTCTCTCGCTTCATACATGGAATAATAACTTGTCAAAAAAATTCCTCTTTTAATGGAGCCTTCATTGATTAAAATAGCATCTTCCACATTATATCCTGTATAGGACATAATTGCAACAATAGCATTCACACCATACGGCTGTTCTTCCTTATTAATATAATCTAAATATCTAGACTTTAGAAGAGGAATTTGCCCATAATTTAGAATAACACCCATTTTATCAATACGTGATTGATAATTTGTATGATATACACTAACTGCTTGTTTGCTTTGACCACATGAAAAAGAATTTCTAGCAAAAGGATTATTTTCAGGGTAAATAATTTGATTTCCCATGATACCAAATAAAAAAGAAGGATCTATTTCTATATTTGTATAAAATTGACTCTTGGCCAAGTCTTCCACTTTTGACGCAATCAAAAGTCCTTCCTCTTCCGCTACATCTACGTAATCAACTAAGCCCTGAGATTCATTCAATAATTTTTCTAGTTCTTTACTAGATGCTATATCTGGATACAATTCTTCTACATCATAGATAATAGAATCTCTTAAAGAAAACGATTCTGATTTTTCTTTGAATCCTCCAACAATCTGCTCCCAGGTAAATTTTCCAGAGTTGATCTTTTCTAAAATAGCTTTCCTTTGAAAACTCGGTCGTCTTTCTTCTATATAATAAATAGGGCGTATCAATCTTCCAGAATCAGTAAAAATATGTACTTCATTCTCTTGAAATAAAAAAGAAATACTCGTTTGCATTGGAATTAATCCATTTCGTCGAAACAATTTTAATAATTTTACTGTTTCCAACGGATTATTAATGACTCCAAGCCAAACCCCATTAATCCAAACCTTAGTATTCGAATGTAAATAATGAGGATCGCATTCTTGCAATACTTTTAACATGGTTTTTGCTCGTAACCAACGTATTAGTGGCGCGGCAGAAAAACCGCTAGTAATCTGCGTACTAATAGCCATATGTTTATGAAGGCCGATATTTCCGCCATCCGGCGTATCTACAGGATCAATATAACCCCATTGTGAAGAATGTAGCAACCTAGGACCAACCACTTTTGCGCTCGCATCAAGTGGCAAATTAATTTTTCGCAATTGAGACATGAATGTATTCCATGATAAACGATTTAGATCCTGTACAACTCCCACACGTTTTGTGTGCGCTTCAGAACCCCAATTACCTTTAAATGCTTTTTTAAACCCTAATTCGACGGTTCTCTCTTTAAAAAATTCACCATAATTGTCTTCAATTAATGTCTTGAAAGCATCAAAATTTGTCTGGTATTTCCCTTTGTGATAATAATGTTCTTTATCTATTTTTTGACCAATGGTTCGATTCTGAATCAAAAAATACTCTCGAAATAAATCGTAAATTAATGATCCAGACAGCTCAACGCGTTTAAATTTAAAGTTATCGCGATCGGTCGGCTTTTCATGTTCCGTAAAAACGCGCAACAATTTATTTGCCATAAAACCAATATAATATGCTTTTTCTAAAAAATTATCCTCTCCTATATGCGGTAAAAAATAATTCATTAAAATATCAAGTACGCCTGTAATTGTTCTTCTTTTTGTAAAACTAGCAATAAATCGTAGCGCAACCTTTTGGCTAAAAATCTTGCTTGCATCATGGACTGACGGAATAAACAAATCTACATAACTTTCATTTTTTTCTATGTCCAATAAACAATATTCAATAATTTTCTTATCTGAAATAACACCAAGTGCTCGCATAACAATAAAAAGGGGAATAGCTTGTTTTACATTAGGAATAGAAACTACGAGTTGCTGATTAGAGAGTCTTGGTGATGGTGCTACCATTTTTATAGCAGTTGTGCGAATTGGTTTTGAAGCATCTTCGCTTACTGACCGCACTTCTGCTGAAAAACTATAAATATTGTCATCTTTATTTTGTCTAACATAAATCATATTATTAGCAAATTTCTCTTGACTTACAATAGATTTTTCTTTGCCATCAATAATAAAATATCCTCCCCAATCATTACGACATTCTCCCATACTAAATCGAACCTCGGGAGAAAGATCTTTTAAAATACACAAATTTGATTGCAACATAATAGGAAATCTCCCAAGATAAATCTTTTCCAAGACAATAGAATCTGTTTTTTTTTCTTTTGTTTCTGGATCAAAAAAAACAAAATCTACATCTACGTCATAATGTATGCTTACGCCATACGTCATATTACGCAAACGCGCATCATTTGGATACATATAATGCGTTCTATCATTATCATCATAAATAATTGGTTTTCCAAAATAAATTTTATTCCCGTCTTTTCCACCTAAATATAAAAAACTTTCATTGCGGTTTTCATCACCGTCGCCTTTTTCTTCGGTATCTTTTCTTTCAATAAAACGAAGAGGATTATTTTCTTTGAAAATTTGTTGAATTCCTTGGCCAAAAAAATCATTGTAAGAATCTAAATGATGCGATACCAAATTATATGGATTATCTTGAAAATATTTATCAATAAGCTTCCAAGATATGTCTTCCATTATTATAATGATTTTATATAATAATAATAAGAATTTTCTTTTTATTAGTAAGTTAATTTAGAATATTATATCGTTTAATATCCACTTCTTTCTTTGTGACGGAATCGATTTTACGAAGATAATAGATCATTCGACCCATAGAAGTATTCAAAATAATAGTCAATGCGAAATAATATTTATTATTGTTGCTTCTACCATTTGTTGCATCTAAATAAGAAGCAAATACTGTTTGATTATATGGGGTTTTATTATATTCAATGATAGGAATTTTTTTGAGTATGCTATACCGTATATCATTTTTACAAAGTCTATTGATTTGTATAATACATCCTTTGCGTATAACAAATCTTTTGTCATAAGACAAACAATGTTTGACTAGATCCATGGGTAACTGTTGCAGCAATAATATACTGTATTTTAGCGGTTGCTCCATTATAAAAGATGTATTGATTCTTTTAACTTTCTTAGTTTAGTCATCAATTTTTTATTGATATAGTATATATGAAAAGACTATTTATTATTAGTGTTTTATTCTTATTACTTGCATTTGCATGTTTTTTTGGACCCTTGAAATTTGTCGAAGGTCATGGAGGAATGGGTCATATGGGTATTGGAAGAGGCGGCGGGTTTGGAATGGGAGGAAGAAGTTTTGGTCGAGGATATACTTATGGTGATCCCAGATCTTATTATAATGGATGGAGTGGAAATAATGGATGGGGAGGAGATTATTATAATGAAATTCCTGTCTATTATCCTGAGTACTATCATTCCGCCAACTATTTATATTAATTTGATTATTTTACTTTTTGCGCAATGATTGCCGTTTTTTACGCTTTTGATCAATCGTAAAATCCGTCCAAGGTTCTTTAGGACGATCATGCAAATAAGGCCCATATTGTTCCCATTGTCTATTTTTTTTGATAAATTCATCAACTACAAATGGTGTTCCACAAGAAGAGCCCCATCTACCAACAATAGTCATTTTTCTAGCGAGATTCGTATCTGTAACAAATCCATCCATTGCACCGCGAGGTTGAAACGGCAATGGACGGTCTGCTTGAGACATGAATTCGCGTGGATCTAATTCATAGTGAGAGCATACCGTTCTAGCACATTTATTTATTTTATGAAGATAAACATCATAATGATCGGCAATGAGTTCCTTGGCTAAATTAACATTCAATTTACCCTTGTATTGTTCCATTAAATCTGTTAAACGTACTTTTCTTGCGCCTTGGTGCCGTCTTATGTCATTAAACCCTGAGTTTGCACATTCAAGATTGCGAATTTTTGGATCATAGACAGAATTAAAACTGACAATATATCCATCCGTTTTTCTCTCTACTCTATGATATTTTAACCCCAATTCTAAAGAGAGAATCTCATTTGTATTAGTATCTCCAATCAACCAAGTATTTGCATAATCTCCTGAATTTCCGTCTAATAAGATTCTAACATAATCATCTAAAGTGTCTCCATATTGCATTGCATGACGAATTCTGCATGCAATGGGTAAATTATTTTCATAAGGAAGAAATCCTCCAATTGTCGTTTCTGTTCCGATAATTCCAGCACCAGTAACAAAAAAATCAGTTCCGCTCCATATCCACGCAGCACAAGTTTGCATTAAAATACGATGTCCTTTGTCAGGTGTCGTATCTAGTACATAATTCCAATATTGTCCATCCACAAAGTTAGAAAAACTATTATGGGCAACTACAATTTTACCATCGGTTGTCCAACTTCCTGTTGCAATAAAAGCACTGCATCGATCTTTGGAACCACCTTCTGATTTAACTGATTTCGACTTTGAAGAGTCTTTTTTACCATCATCATACGTAGAGTACCATGAATCCAACAAAGTATAATAATTATTCCATGCAAGAATTTCATCGATATCCGTTTTACCGCCGGCTTCATTTATACCCTCAACAAGCCCTTCCATTTCTTCGTAAAATTCGGGATACACTTTTTGAATAGTTGGTTTCAAATATTTTTTTCCGGCATCGATAAAAAATTCCCATGAACGGCCATATTCCTCTTCACAGACAAAATGCAACATTTTTTGAATATCTTTGAAATCATTGACGCAAAATTTTCCAAAAGCTCGACCTCTTTGCATTGGATTACCTTTTACACAAACATAGTTAAAACCATTTATTTGATAAAATTCACCGTGATCTGTTACTTGTTTCATTTTTCTTGTTTTTTTAGGCATAAATAACTTGATATATAATATCAAATTATTATTTTTATTTGTTCTTATTTAGTCGTTTTCGTTGTACTTTTTCCTGTAACAAGCATCATTCCAATCAATACAAAAAACATGATAAAAGGAATCAAGAAGAGGAACCAGGAGACTCCGGTAAAACCAGATTGACACAAATAGTTAAGAACCCACGTCCAGAAAGCGATATATACCAATTTCAAGAAAAAAATGAATAATGTATTTGGAACAATCGTGCTAAATGAACCAATCGTATAAGTTTTGGTGTTTCCTAAATTTTGAATAGCAAGAATGACCAATCCAATCATGGAAATGATAAAATATAAATAAGCCGGTGCGCACAGTTTTGGCATTTTATCAAGTGTCTTCATCTTATATAATTATTCTAGATTATTTAATTTCCCATACCTGCTGCCATTTGAACACCAGTTGATCCAGCTCCTCCTCTCTGCGCCGCTTTCATATTTCCGACAACTCCTTCTAAAGAATAAGGATTGATCATAAAGATAAGAACAACGGCAAAAAGGAGAATAAAAGGAATAAGAACGAGAAACCAAGCAATTCCAGAGTGTCCTGACCCACAGATCAAGTTCAAAATCCATGTCCAAAAAAGAATATAAACTAGTTTTACAAAGAAAACAAACAAAGTGCTACTTACGCGGGCAGACATAGGTCCTACACTATACATGCTACGGTTGCCCATATTCTGGTAGCCACAAATTATAAGTGCAATGATGGAAATAACAAAATAAAAGAGAGCCGGACCACACAAGTCCTTTAATTTACTGGGGAATGGCGCCATTATATATTATTCATAGAAAAAAACATAATTTTTTATTTTCTAACAAATTGTACTGTAGGTTGAGGATTTACAGGCATATTTCCAGAACCAATAAGTGTGCTATATGCATTTTGAATTCCATACATTCCCATATTTACTAAATCAAATCCACCTTTTTTTGATCGACCCTTTTTTGTTCTTCTTCCTCCCTCCTTTCTTTTTCCCTCCTTTCTTCCTCCCTCCTTTCTTCCTCCCATTTGAAATGGGGAAACAGATCCGCCTCTCTCTTGAACACTAGTTCTAATAGTTGGATCAACATATAATTGATTCTTTGTAAGCCAATTTCCTGTTCCCGCGCCTTGAACTCCTGGCCAAGTTTGTATTACCCCAGGCAACGTTGGCGAATTTACAAAAGGAGAGGGTGATAATGTCATTCCTCCTTTAAGTCGTCTTCTGCCTCCCATTTGTCTAACGCCTCCCATTTGCACTCCGCACCCACAACCCCCGCCTCGTTGTTTATAGCAACCGTGCATTGGCCATACCTTTTGTGTTTTTTTTCGCATTCTTCTATTTCTTTTTGTTTTTGCCATATATTATAAATATATATTTTTCAAAAATAATCGACAATATCATTTTATTTATTATTCAATATCCACATGAGAAAGTAAATGTCTCCTGCAGCACATTTTATTCAAACCCAGTTCATCCATCACCTCTCCTTCTGGAGTTTTCTCTTTAAACTGCATTGTTAAATATTGCACTTTATGAATATCCATACCGCTAGATAATTTTCTCTTTCTTACTTCTTCTACATAATATCGATATTTGTCAGCAATTACTTTGCCACATGTAAAACACTTAATTGGAATAATCATTTCCTACGTATATAGAGTATGACTAGATTTATTTATATTCTTATAATATCAATTTTTATAAGAAAACAATACAATATATATAGTTTATTTCAAGCAGCCTGGTCCAAAACATTTATTCATATAATAATACGTATCAATAGGAATACTTGTTCCATCGCTATTATATCCAAATATTGGCCCAGTTGCATCCGCCGCCATACATTTATTGCTATTTACAAAAGCACAGCATTTTGATTTTTTACAATTTGTTACAGCCAATGTAGAGCATTGCTTTTCCATAGTTGCAGGATCTTCTTGATATATATCACAGAAATTAGAAGCACCATCACTAATACTACTCAATAAAGTATCTAAATCTACAAAATTTTCTATTGTTTTTTTTTTATTTGTTACTATCAAAATAAACAACACCAGTAACAATCCATATAATACATACATCATCGAACAATATATATTATATAAAAATATTATTTATGGTTTATTTGTTCTAATAATTAATTCATCCAAACATCTCTCAATTCGCTTATTTCTATATTTGAAACATATACTTTGCACATCCGCTGTAGATATTTTGTAACTTTTCATTTTTTCAAATTTCTTTTTATACATCCAACAACGCGTAATTTGACGATATGCGCATACCATTTGTTGAATAATATTTACGCTAGCAAGTTTCATGTCTAGACGATAATCTACGCGACCAGATCGATAAAATGCTGGATCAATTTTATCCAAATGATTTGTTGTAAAAATAAGAATAGCATCCTGCATTTCAGCAATTCCGTCAAGAGTTGTTAAAACACATTCCAGTGTAAGTTCATCATCCATCTTCTTATTCATACTGCTCAACATAGTAACTAACGTATTATCTTTTTTATCATCTTCATTCTCATTATTATTTTCATCATTATTTTCACCATTATTTTTACCAGCTAGTAATTGACTTGCCGCAATAAGTTCATCGTGTTTCTCATTATTTTTCAAATTCGCTTTACGTTTTTTCAACGTATCGCTATTGTTCGCATCAAAATCTTCAAAAATAAATACATAATTTTTCATATCAAAAAGAGTATCATTTATCTTTTTAGATCGAAAGAGACTAATGAAGTCACTACAACGTTTCAAGCGGGTCCAAGGAACAATAATTCCATCACGACCGGTTCTATTTAAAATACCTTTGATAATACATGATTTTCCGCATCCTGGCGGTCCTGACAATAAAATGCACGCCTTTTTTGTAATACCTGATATCGAATAGATATCCTTTTTATCATGATCTTTTGAAAAATAATCAATATATTCAATAAATTCTTTCCTTCCTTCAAAAAATATATTTTTATCCAAAAATTTATTACTTTTAAAAGGAAACTCACGATATACCAATTCAGAGCTATTATTTTCATTTTTAGATGTTCCGGTTAATTCATATAATTGATGAGATTTTTTTTTATTTATTTCTTTTGTATAAGACTCAATTAATAAATCCATAAATGTATGTAAAATCTTAAAATTATTTTTACCTTTTACTATCAAATAAAATGTCGTAATTTTACTATTATCTTCACAAGACTTTTTTTTCTCGCCCGATTCATCTATTGAAACTGGAGTATTATTTTTAACTTCCAAAAAAATATCATATTTGTCTTGAAACTTATCGTAAATTTTCGTACGATAATTTGACTCAGGAATAAACATAAAATCGTCACTTTTAATTTTACTAAAATTATTATTAATTTTTATAATTTCAACAAATTTTGAGATGGCATTTGTTGAATTATTCATTTTTTCCAAAAAATAAACAAGCGCTTGAAATCGATCGCTATAATAATACTTTAAAGCACTACTTCCATAATCGCCCATTGTTTTTTTTGTATGTGTTCTCAATTCCATAGTAGATTCTTCTTTTTCAAAAAAAGTATAAATCGTTTTATTCAACATAATCGAAACATATTCTATGCTGAATATCATTTTAGCGATTCCGATAAAAATAAATAATCCGATAATATAATTATTATATTGAAAATGTTGTAGAACGTCATTGAATATTTTAGAATAAATTCCAATACTTGCAAATTGGAAAACATCCATATCTTATTTTATTAGTGTATCAACTTTTAAATCATTTGAGAAAAATATTTGCGTAGTATATAACTATGGCAAAAAGACGCGGATCTAGAAAAACAGAAATTTTAGGCGAAACAAAACGAGTAGCAAATAAAACATTGGGTGTTTTGGAAAAAGGGTTGAGTGAATTATTTGGCGTTGTCAAAACCGGTGTCAGTATGGGTGTAAATAGTGTTAAAAAAGGGGTTAGAATGATTTCATCTAGAAAACGTAGTAAATCAAGACGTCATAGAACTCGTCGCCGAAGATATTAAATAAAAAACAAGAAGCGAAAACAAGAAATAAAAAATCTATTCACGATAATTCAGTTAATTGAATACCTTTTACAGTCTTTACTTTTCGTTTTACTTTTGATAACTTATCTTTATTATTATGAAATGCATGATGACACTTCTCACAAACTGTCAGCAAATTGCCTTGATGATTCTTGTGAAAATTTGATTCACGTGTATGAATATATCCATCTTCATTTGCATCTTTTTGATGCTGCAAATGATGTACCTCTGTTCCCATTTCTTTATTACACACTTCGCATTTACTTACCAATTTTTGATTGTTGTAGCGTGATGTTTTCAAAGAAAGTATGCTCGCCGAATCGGGATGATATTTCATACGAATTAAATTTGCTAATTCCAAGAAATCTTCTGGTAAATGGAGAGAACGACACACTTCCAAGCCATACATATTATGTCCTGGACCATCTTTCAGTTTCCTATCATAGACTAGAATACCCCGTTCTTTGTTGTATGCAACAGACATGTGTTTTAAATGTACTGTTGGCATTTCATCAAATTCATCATAAGCAATAATTTCATGCAAGTGTGTTGCAAAAATAAAACTGCTGCTTTTCTGAAACAGTTGTTTGATCCCGGCTACAAAAATGCTTTGTGCGGAAATACTTTCCGTACCAGAGCACAGTTCATCGCCTAGAACGAGACTACGTTGGTCCGCGAGACGTAAAATAGTACGCAGTTCCGACATTTCCACTGCAAATGTGGAAAGACCTTTGAAAATATTATCATTTCCAATAATACGTGTAAAAATATACTTGTACGGTGAAAATATAAATTGAGAACAGGGTACATATAACCCGGATTGTGCCATGATTACTGCAATTCCTAAAGCACGAATCAAACTGGTTTTACCCACAGCATTTGTTCCATATAATAATATTCCATCCGAATCATCTTTGCCTAGTGTAACATCATTTGTTACATAAATCTCATGCTGTTGGATATGTTCAATCAGACAATGTCGCAAACCGATTATTTCAACAAATGATTTTTCGCATGCAGAATTAGCAATCATCGGCTTGCAGTAATTATATTTCTTTGCTATCGTGGCTTTTGCAATGCTAATATCAAGAGCAGTCAAAAATTGAATGATAGTATCAAATTGTGATTGAAATTCTGATAATTCTAACAAAATATTCATATACACTTCTGTCAAAAGATCCTTCATTTGTAGCTTTATCACAGTAATATTTTTGCATAGTTCATTTATTTGTCCAGTGGAAATGGTTTCATTGCTCGCAGTTTGTGATAAAAAAACAAGTGGTTCGTTGCTTAAAGCAAAGGTTTTTGCTGTTCCGTCATAAGAGGATGTATATTCTAATTCTACTTCTACTTCTATATTGGAATCATTTTGCCACGTTTGCTTTAAAATTGCACATCTTCGTTTTGTTGCCAACAGTTTAAAGTTATTTTTTTCCGTTTCATGCAACTTTACAAATTCACTTTGATCCGTCTTTTTCCCTGCTTTCCCAGCCTTTTCATATTTTACAATACAAGAATGAAAATAACTCCTAATAGCTTCCAACTTGTCCATTGATTCCATATACAATTTGGTCTTTTCATCAAGATTTAAATTTACACCGCGCTGAATAAAATTGTTGTCAAATTGCTGTGTAATATCAATATCTTGAGTTAGATCTAGACAAAAACGCGTTTCAAAAAATTGAATTAGATCATCGGCATCAGATATAATATCTGAATAACGTTGAACCTTGTTTGATAAATAGTCTGAAAAAACTGAATCTTCTTTTAAAAGATTGGCAAAATCTCGAACAATAAATATGTTATTATACAATTGAGTTAGCGCTTTCGGTGAAACTTTTTTCATGATAATATTTCGGTTTAACTTTGAAATATCTTTAATATATTGCATTTTATTTTTTGTATCTTCATATTTTGTAACATTCTTTAGAATATGCTCTGTAATATTATATTCCGCTTGTAAAAATTCTATATTTGTTGTTGGATTCAAAAATTGATGAGAGAATTGACGCTTTCCCATTGGAGTAATACACATATTCAACATTTTTTCAACAGATGAATACTTGTTAAAACCTTGACCGTCGTCAATAATATTCAGTTGTTTTAAAGAATGATTTGCGAGTATCAATCGATTACTACAATGTTCAAATACTGGCTCTGAAATTTTATCTGTTAAATTAGGGTTATGTTGATAAATAAAGTCCAGTAAAAAACAGTATGCTTGACAAGCAATTGCATTTTGGCAAAATGTTTGATAAAATGTATTGGTATCGTACATATTCTTAAAAAATCGCGATAATAGTTCATTTTGATATGTTTGTTTTTCACAATTCAATGCATATTTCACATGTTTATCATTTATATTTTCTATTGTACTAATTTTATGAATAGCACTGGATTGAATATTGACAAAATCAATAATTTCATTTATGTCTAGTGTTGAAATATTGGCAATAATAATTGTTTCACTTGGTTGATAAATACTAATAAATTTTTCCAATTCATCAAATGTAGTTGGATTCATAATAAATGCTTCATGAAATTCAAATACAGAGGATTTTCCAGTATAAATATTAATATTAGATACGCCAACATGTACGACAGTTTTTATAACTTCAATCCAAATGCAACATGTATTATTGCTCATAGACTTTGAATCATTGGAAAAATAAGTTCCAGGAGAATAAATCCCGGATAAACTTCGCGTTGTATTTTTATTTTGCTCATCTTGTGTAAAAATAACCGCAGTAAATCCCGATTCTTGCAGTTTTCTTATATATTTATCAATCATATACGTTCCGAATCCCGCCATTAACACCCCTTTTTCACCCACGCAAATTTTTTTATCGGCAATTGCCATATCACAAATTCGAGAGAACTCTACAATGGCGCTGCCTGTTATTTCCAAAGTCTCTTTATTTTGGAGACCATATACTTCAAAAAATGCGCCGACTTGCATAAGAACCAGTGTTTTTTCCCCGTATTGTTGCTGATATGATTTTGTTTTTTCAAAATAATCTTTGACGAGTGCCATAACAATTATTCAAATTTTATCTTTATATCTTTCCAAAAACTATGTTTAAAAAACCTTATATTCTTTGTGTCAAGATGATATATAGGGTTCAAACCAAAATTATATTCTCTGTCTCGATTTCTCAGTGATGTCAATTATTTGATATTTTTTCCCAAAAGTATTTTCGGCCAATCGATTTTGGACATTTTTTTTGTCCATTTTTGAAAAGTTGAAAATACTTTGGAAGTAAAAAACATGCATTTTTTGTGCAAGAGCATAATCGCGCGAAACCCGATTTTCTTTTAAATATTTGTGATTGTAAAAATTTTAAGTTTTAAAAGGAAAAACGATTTAGCAACTTTTCTGCATCCTATATATGGATGACATGAATGACATAAAAAGTTGCCAAAAAGTTGCTCCGAAATTTATATGTTCGATTTGTTACTATTCTACGTGTAAAAAAAGTAGTTTTGATAAACATTTGTTGTCTGCAACGCACATACGGATGACAACGGATGCAAAAAGTTGCTCAAAAGTTGCTAAAGAATTTATATGTGAATGTGGAAATGTTTATAAGTATAGACAAGGGCTCTCGAAGCATCGAAAAAAATGTACATTTGAATCAGACATTAAAAATACGGAAGAAAAAGAAACAGAAAAAAGAAAACAAACAAAAAATAAGGGAATGTCCTTTGTCATTCCAGATTCGCCAAATATGGTCATGGAATTATTAAAACAACACGGTGAATTCAAAGACTTAATAAAAGAACAAAATAAAATTATACTTGAACAGAATAAACATGTATGTGAGCTGATTTCAAGTGGCAAAATTGGTAACACAACAAATTCTCACAATACAACTAATAAGAATAAATTTAATATTAATTTCTTTTTAAATGAACAATGTAAGGATGCTATGAATATTATGGATTTTGTTAATTCTCTCCAATTACAATTGACCGATTTGGAAAAAGTGGGAGAAAATGGATTTGTCAAAGGTATCAGTAATATTCTTATTAAAAATTTGAAACAGCTTGATATTAGCAAAAGACCTATTCATTGTAGTGATTTAAAGAGAGAAACCATGTATGTAAAAGACGAGAATACTTGGGAAAAAGAAAGCGGTAAAAAAGATAAATTAACAAAAATGATTCAACATGTTGCACACAAGAACGTGAAACAATTGCCCGAATGGCAAAAAGAAAACCCTGATTTTAACCATAGCGAATCTGTTGAGAGTGAAAAGTATTTGAAAATAGTGGGAGAATCCATGGGCGGTTTGACCGAAGATGATGATATTGAAAATTATAACAAAATCATCAAAACAATTGCAAAAGAAGTCAGCATTGAAAAAGAATAAAAATAATAAAAATATCAAGTTTCTTCTAAATTATTCAAACTTTTCATAAATTCCAACCTATTTTTATTTTAATTCAGCGCATTCATAATTTAATGTTGCAATTTGACGCACTATTGTTGCAGGATAAATCTTGGTTTCTAATTTAGCAAGAAATGCAATTCTTGAATTATTAATACCATTGTAAGCATTTCCTTGTGCATCATCTTCTGTTGCTCCAGTTCCAGTAGAAGTAAATGACGCTGTAATTGTTTCTCCCGTCGATGTAAAGAAATTTCCGTTTTTATAAAACGTAGCCTGCCACATTCTATATTCTAAGTATTGATTATTTGTTTTACAGAAAAAATAATTATTTAATTTTTATTTCAAGATCTTTCAGATCTTCTAAATAATTACAATCGTAATTTATTGTTACATTTTGACGCACCACCCGCACTGGATAGATCTAACGCTCCTATTCTGCAAGAAAATAATGTATTTTAAGAATATATGCTTCTGAGATGCTGTTTAATTAAACGTTTTTCTTTGCCAAGAAAAACAAAGAAATAAAGAATAATAAGATTTAATGAAATAATTGAAAATTCTTGTAGAAGTAAAATATATTTTGCAAAATCTGTTTGTGGATATATATTAGTAATTCCTGTAGGTACATGTGCCGCAGCACTGAATATAAAATAATCTAATAATTTTCTATTACAATCATTACTATCAAGACATTTAAAACTACCATCTGGCATATAAAAATATATAAATGCAAATACTACTATCATAGAAAAATTTAATAAAAACGCTTGAAGTATCTCTTTCATATATTATAATAAATTATGGTTATTAATGTATAATTAGAAAAAAAATAATAAATTATTATATGCAATTATTATAACATGGAAATAGTTAAAAATAAAATAAGTAATCAATTTATTGACCTGCTAAAAAAAGAATGTCTCAATATTTTTCCACATGTAAAGAATAATAGGAAAGATATAAAGATTAACTATGTAAATTTATTTCATAAAAATTGGGAAAAGAAAAAAAATAATAGAAAATTTTTAAAATATATTAAAGATGAAATTGGATGCGTTACAAATTTAATTTCATATGGTTTTATTAATGCGCCGCCAAATTGCAATCCTCAAAAATTTCATCTAGACTATAGTGGATATACTTGTACATATTTTATACCACTTGTTGAAATAAATAATAAGAATGGGACAGAATATATACATTTTTATGATAAAAATATGAATATAGAGTGTAAAAATATATTATTCGATATATCAGATAAGTATTTGTGTAAATCTGAAATCATAGATGAACTTGCTAAATTTAATTTGATATATAAAAAGGACTACGAATTTAGATATTTAAATACTAATGCATTTTCAATTGCCTATATGCCAAATTTTATATTTCATCGAGGAAGAACAAACGAAACAAAAATCAATAGAATTATGTTTCAAGTAGTATTTGGCATACACAAAAATGTAAGTATAACAGATAAAAAACATATACATAATTCTAACTTGGATGAAACAGAATGGTGCAAAAAGAATCTACATCAAACGTGGTGTAAAAAAAAATTTACAAAAAAGAATAAAATAAAAAAACATAATAAAACAAAAATAAATAAATTATTTAGATTCTAATACAACAAATTGATCGTCTGGTAATCCTATTCCTACGGATAATATTTTTTTTTTCCAATAAGTGAATGTTTTTTTATCTAGTATCTTTAAGTTATAAAATAAATATTTAAGAATAATGAGAAGCCAAGATGCATAAAATGGCAATACTGTTTTCATAGTATGCTCCTTTAAAATACCCTTTTTGTAACGTTCATTATAAATAGAAAATTCTACAAAAATACTTTCTTCTTTATTTTTGTAAAAAATCTTGTTACCATATGCGATGGTATTGTTATGATTTAATCTCCAAACAAATTTTTTGAAATCAGAACGTTTAACGTGTAAAAAATGTTGCAATTTTGTTATAGTTTGAGTTTCATTATCAGTGAAGATATCCACGTCGATATCGCTTTCACCTGGAAAATAATCATCACGTTGAACACTACCAAAAAAAAGAAGTTTTTTATCTAAATATTCACTTAATTCCTCAAAAAATTCAATTGTATTATCTGGTATCTTATTTTTAATAGTTTCCATAGTTTGAACTTACACTATTATTAGATTAATTTTTCAACAAAGTATTTTTATATTTTCTTATTCATTCAAAAAATTATGCATAAGAGTTTCTCGATTTATATTTGCAATATCCCCGGATAACATGGCCGATTCATATGTCTTTCTTATCACATCATTCGGAGCATTACTTCCTGCTTTAATGAGCCCGCGATCTTTTAAATACTTTTTTACATCTTGTATGGATTTTTTCTTTAGCTCCTTCTGTGCTTCTACAACTTTTTTTCTTGTATTTTTATCTTTGATAAGAACGCCAACTTTTCTATGTTTTGTTGATTTTCCTAATGTATATTTTCTACGAATTGTTTTTTTAATGGAAAGAGATGTTGGTTTTATAGACTGACCAGGTTGAAAACTTTGCTCTGGTACATCAAATTGTTGCACTTTCAATTGCGGATCAAAGTTTTCAACCTGATTTAATAAAGGCACTTGAATGAGCGGTTTGGATAAAAACTGTTTTTGAATCTCTTCTTCTTCTTTTTGTTTCATTTTATGCTTTAATGTTTCCAATTTTCTCTCTCTTTCCATAACAATTGGATTTGTATTTTGAATAGGAATTGAATTTTGAATTGAATTTGTTACAGATTCATAGTTCTTTCGAGTTTGATTTTGTTTCCACGTTCTATAAGTAGGTTTATTACCATTTTTAAGACATCCATAAGGAACTGTATTTGAATTATCTACTTTTATATTTGTATGTGCAGAAACAGGCGAGGTAGTATTAAGTTTTATTTCAATAGAATTACTAGAAGGTATAAATAGCTCTTCAGGTAACTCTAATTCTACATGGGGCATCAAATCATATTGATGAGCGTATTCTGAATAACTTGTTAAATTCTTTAGGGTTTTTTGTGAAGGAGTATGAGTAGGAGTCTCTTTTTGTTTTTTTGATAAACTTGATAAATATTCAATAGAATCTCTAAATTCATCAGAAAATAAGGATGAATCTTCTTTATTACTTTTATTTTTTTTATCTACCTCAGACTTTTCCTGTGTTTTATGTTCCTTTATTTTATGCAATAATTGCTTTTTTATTGAATTTAGATTCACCAACGCAGGCAAAACAGGCCTATTTTTTTTACTACGAATCTTTTTTGTTTTTTCAGAACTTATTTGAAATAATTCGGGGTTTATTTTAATTGTTTTTTTGGACATTGTTTGTTATATTATACATAAAAAATAATTATCTAATTGAAACTTATTATATATTATACCTTAAAATATTAATTTTTATATTTTTTTATATTTTTATGTTTTTTTATTTGATTTATACATATAAAGTACTCATCATCACCTTGTGCGTTTCGTTATCTTTACGCTTTTTAACTTCGTCATTGTCCATAAATAATTCAAAACCTTTATCTAAATCTTTAATAGTGATGACTTTTTTTTCTTCTTGAGACTTGCAAAAAACTCGACGACTATGTGCTATTTTAGTTTTTGAAAACAATACTTCTATATCTCTTCCATAAAATGTAAAGTATGGTTTATTTTTTACGAACCATTCTTCTTTCAAAGAAGCATCTGCTTTCCATTCGTAATCCGCAATTTTTTTTAGAAAAATATTGAATAAATCTTTTCCATCGTAATCATCAATTTTAAATCGCCATGTGAAACGCGAATCTAATCCTTTATTAAACTGAAAAAAACAATCATTTAATTCTGATTCATATCCAGCAATAATTACCATTAAATTTTCCTTATAATTGCTTAATGACTCGCACAATGTATCTATACACTCTTTGGAAAAACTGTCTCGTTTTTCTGAATTGCCCAATGAATAGGCTTCATCGATAAAAAGTACGCCGTCTAAACATTCATGAATAACATCTTTTGTTTTTATTGCAGTTTGCCCCAAATATCCAGCTATCAAATCGCTTCGCGTTACTTTTTTGAATGTACCTTTCTTCAAAATACCAAGTTTTGAAAATATTTTTCCTATTATTTTTGCAACGTGTGTTTTTCCGGTTCCTGGAGGACCATAAATAACGGTATGTAAATAATCCCCTTTTGACATTCCTTTTCCGCCTTTATGAAGATCTTGTGAAAAATATAAAATTTGATCGACAATATTTTTCTTCAAACTCTTCATACCAATCATATTTTGCAATCGTATTAAATAAGGCTTTACCTTATGGAGTGATTCCATATTGATATTATATTCAATGTCATCTTTTAAAGGATACTTATCAATCATACCTAACAAATCCTGTAGAGTATCTATGTTAGCTTCTTCTATTGTAATTAGTTTCTTTGTAATAGAAATAGGATTTGAGTTTTTAGGTGTAATCAAAGGTATAAATTTATTTTTTGTAAAATAAGAATACAACATTTCTTCTACAAGAAGCGGCTCTTTATATTTGTTTGGATTCTCACTTTTTAATAAACATGATATTTTATCTATATTTGTAGTTTCATTCTTATTAGTATATTTTTGATAATATATATCTTCCACTTTTTTAATAGATTCATCGAGTGTTTCTGTTTTAAATTCTATTGTTTGTTGCAAAGATGGAAATGCATCATCTAAATAAGAAATAAATGATATATATTTCTTGTGTTTAGACATGTCTTATTATTATTTCTATATGCAACATTTATATTATTATTATTTTATATACATAAATTAGTATTGGCATGGTTCTTTCTATTCTTAATCTTAGAGAATCAAATATTATCAATATTACAGTGGGAATAATGATAGTTCTCTCATCGATTCTTATTATTTATTTTTTATCTTCAAAAACATTATATAAAAATCATAAATTCGCAGTATTTATAAGTTTATTGTCTTCTATTGGTGCTATTGCGTTAGTTGCAACTCTTCTTTTAACTCTACTATATCACAAACAAGAAATAACACAAACAAATATTAATAATTATCTATCATTGTTTGAAGATTATGATGTTACAGTGAATATGTTTATGGAACATCCCGAAATGAATTATTATTATAATGAACTGTTTGGACATTACGATCTTAACAAAAAAAACCCATTCAAAAGAAACTATGTCTTGGAGGCACAACTATCCTTTGTAATATTTTCAAAGTTAAATACTTTTGTAGAATATATAAATTCGAGCAAACTTATACCAGAAAAAACTAGTGAAATTGTTAAAAACCGAATAACAAAAATATTCTCTCTGCATTTTAAATCTCCTATATTTAAAAATCATTATTACTATTATAAAAAGTTATTAGCAACGCCATCGTTAATTACATACGTCAAGGAAAATTTCGGTATATAAAATAAAAATTTAAAAAAATAAAAAATATAATTTTATATATAAGAATGGCGTCTGAAGATATTTTTTTAGCATATGCCACAGATGGAAAAATTACATCATCTGGACTTAAAAATTTATGGAAAACAATGATTAAAGAAAAATCATTAGAGGGAGCAAAGTGGGATAATATTACAGAAGAAGAGTTACAAAAAATGATCAATGATGTGTCACCGGATGATCCAACTGGCATTGACCCATATCATTTTAATAGTACAATTAATGAAGAAAACCCAATAAGTTGGAAATGGAAACAACTTGCAGATTATATTCGTGAAATGGATGAAAATCAAAAGGTATCATCTCCTATACTCGTATTCGGCGGACCTGGTAAAAAATACAGATCTAAAAAAACAAGAAAATCTAGAAAATCTAGAAAGACAAAGACAAGAAAATCTAGAAGAAAAAGAAGATCTAAAAAATAAAATATAATAATATATAAATGTCGTCATCTAGATATAGATCTAGCGATTTGAATTCATCGCCTTTAACATTACAAGAACTGAAAGATATATGGAACTTTTATGTTGTTCGAGCTACCGAACAAGAGCAAAAAAAATGGAGAGATCTAACAGATGAAGAATTTAATGAAATGTTGAGAACTGTTAAAACAATACAACATCTGAATGAAATTATGAAAAATGAAAAAGTTCCACCTACTTTAAAATGGAGTAAATTAGTAGAATGGAGCGCACCGGTATCATCCACGACTAGTTCTAGAAGACGTCGATTTGGCGGATCCAGAAAACACAAAAAATCCAGAAAGCATAAACGAACGAAAAAGAATAGACGTTCTAGAAAATAATACACATATAGAATGAAAATATTTTAGTTTAAGTATTTGATATTTTTTTAATAATAGATATCAATTACAACTTGATGTAGTTATAAAAATATTACATTTGAAAACAATATAGAAACAAATTGAAATAAATAATAACCCAAATATGGATTCAACAATTAAAAACATGGATTCGAATGAATACGACGGTGAAAATGAACCTTATATTGAAATGCCATGGACAATTATTGAATCTTATTTTAAGGGCCAGCATTTGGAACGATTAGTACGACATCAGATCGAATCTTACAATAATTTTGTAAGTTATCAAATTATCAAGACGATCGAGATGTTTAATCCAGTGCATATTGTATCAGAGCAGGATTTCGACGCTAAATCAGGGAAATATGCTTTGGAGATATTTATTACCTTTGAAAATTTCAATATTTATAGACCCCAGATTCATGAAAACAATGGAGCGACCAAATTAATGTTTCCACAAGAAGCACGTTTGCGAAACTTTACTTATGCGTCGGCAATGACAATAGATATGAATATTAAATTTGTTGTAAGAAACGGAGAAAATCTTGATAATATACAAACATTTTACAAGGTTTTGCCAAATATTCACATTGGCAAATTGCCAATCATGTTGAAGTCGAGCATTTGTGTTCTCACTCAATATAAACATGTAGAAAATAATCAAACTGGCGAATGCAAATTTGATGCAGGCGGATATTTTATTATCAATGGATCGGAAAAGACTGTTTTAGGTCAGGAACGTGCGGCGGAAAACAAGGTGTATTGTTTCAATGTCAGTAAAAATAATACAAAATATACTTGGCTAGCGGAAATTAAATCGGTGCCAGATTTTAAGTGTATTTCTCCAAAACAAATTAATATGATGGTTTCATCCAAAAATAATGGATTTGGATACCCAATTACGGTTCAATTGCCGCGTGTAAAACAAGTTGTTCCACTATTTATTTTGTTTCGAGCTTTAGGTATTTTATCAGACAAGGAAATATGTGAAAGAATCTTGCTTGATCTACGCAATGAAAATTACGTTGAAATGTTGAGCGGATTGCAAGCCTCAATAATCGAAGCGAATGGTTATATGACACAATCAGAATGCATCAAATATATTACAACACATGTCATGTACACGCCCATCAATATGGACAAGGAAACAGGAGCAAGAAAAAAGTATGAATTTACTATGGATATTTTGAACAATGATACCTTTCCTCATTGCAAAACACCGGAACAAAAAATTTACTTCCTCGGTTACATGGCAAACCAGCTGCTACAAGCAAGCTTTGAATGGACAAAGCAAGACGATCGCGATTCTTATCTCAACAAGCGTGTTGATTTGACAGGAACATTACTTAATAATTTGTTCCGTAATTATTTCAACAAGCTGGTAAAAGATATGGAAAAACAAGTCATCAAAGAGATCAATACTGGGTCATGGAAATCCACAGATGATTATCAAAATATTTTGAATATGACAAATATTTATAAAATTATCAAATCAACGACTATTGAAAATGGTCTAAAACGCGCTTTAAGTACAGGTGATTTCGGAATAAAGCATGTGAATTCGAACAAGGTTGGTGTAGCACAAGTTCTAAATCGTTTGACCTATGTTAGTAGCTTGAGTCATGCGCGCAGAATTTCAACGCCAACCGATAAAAGCGGCAAACTGATCCCTCCTAGAAAGTTGCATAATACATCGTGGGGATTTCTTTGTCCAGCGGAAACGCCAGAGGGTCAATCAGTTGGTATTGTAAAAAACTTGAGTTATATGACTCATATAACTATTCATTCCAATTCTCAACCTCTTTACGAATACGTTATGCCATATATAAAAGATATTCAACACTTGGCGCCGATAGATATGTTTCAAAAGGTCAAGGTATTTATTAATGGAGCTTGGGTGGGAATTGCAGAAGATCCGATGAATCTTTTTACACAATTGAAGGATAAGAAACATCGAGGTATTATTAATATTTATACATCGATTGTCTTTGATTATAAGAAAAATGAAATTCGAGTTTGCAATGATGCCGGACGATTGACGCGACCCTTATTGCGTGTGAAAAATAATCATATTCTTATCAAAAAATCGGATATTGAAAAGTTGAACAACAATACCTTGACATGGAATGATCTTTTGACAAATTGCAGAATTGACGATTCCATGATTGAATACATTGATCCGGAGGAACAGTCCTGGTCCATGATTGCGATGAAACCATCGGATATCAAATTGCCAAGTGACCAAATCTATAAATATACACATTGCGAGATTCATCCGAGTACGATATTTGGTGTGCTTGCTTCTTGTATTCCTTTCCCAGAACATAATCAATCTCCAAGAAATACATACCAAACGGCACAGGCAAAACAAGCTATGGGAGTATATGTGACCAATTATGAAAATCGTATGGACAAGACAGCTTATGTATTGAATTGCCCGGCGAGGCCACTTGTTGATACACGAGTGATGGACATGATTCATATTAATAAGATTCCCTCTGGTTTTAATGCTATTGTGGCGATTATGACGCATACAGGATATAACCAAGAGGATTCGTTGCTATTCAATAAAGGATCCATTGATAGAGGATTATTTCAAGCTACAGTGTATCATACAGAGCGCGATGAAGACAAGCAAAAAATAAATGGGGATGAAGAGATTCGATGCAAACCGGATCCATCGAAAACAAAAGGTATGAAATTTGCAAATTATAATAAAGTGAATAGTAAGGGTATTATTCCGGAAAATACGCGAGTAGAAAATCGTGATATTATTATTTCTAAGATTACACCCATCAAGGAAAATCGAAATGATCACACAAAAGTGATAAAGTACGAAGATCAAAGTCGCGTTTATAGAACAGATGAGGAGACATTTATCGATAAGAATTATATCGATAGAAATGGAGACGGTTACAAGTTTGCAAAAGTAAGGTTGCGAACAGTAAGAAAGCCCGTTATTGGTGACAAGTTTTCATCAAGAAGTGGTCAAAAGGGTACAATTGGCAATATTATACCTGAAGAAAATATTCCCTTTACCAAAGAGGGTTTAAAACCCGATCTTATTTTGAATCCACACGCGATTCCATCTCGCATGACAATTGCTCAATTAAAAGAAACATTACTAGGAAAAGTGTTACTAGAAGTAGGATTGTTTGGAGATGGTACGAGTTTTGGAGATTTAGATGTGAAAACAATTTCAAATGCATTGCTAGATGTTGGTTATGAGGCACATGGCAATGAAATTTTGTATGATGGATTGACTGGAGAACAAATGGAATGTCATATATTTATTGGACCAGTATTTTATCAGCGTTTGAAGCATATGGTAAATGATAAGCAACATAGTAGATCGATTGGTCCTATGGTAAATTTGACGAGACAACCAGCAGAGGGTAGAAGCCGCGATGGTGGTTTGCGATTTGGAGAGATGGAACGAGATGCTATGATTTCACACGGCGCATCGCGATTCACAAAAGGAAGAATGTATGATGCTTCCGATAAATATCAAGTACATATTTGCAAAAAGTGTGGTCTAATTGCTTCCTATAATGATAAAATGCATATTCATCGATGTAGAACGTGCGATAACAGAACAGACTTTGCATATGTTGAAATACCTTATGCATGCAAACTATTGTTTCAAGAATTGATTACGATGAATATTGCACCAAGATTAGTTACGGATAGTTAAATAAAAAATACAACAATTATTGGTAGTTTTCATTTTTTTATATGTTTAATATATAGTGAAATGAACAATTCAACAAAAAAAAGAAGACCGCGATGTCCAAATAAATCACGTAGAAATAAAGCGGGAGATTGTATCGACAAACTTACTGGACAAAAAATACAATTAAATCATTTAATACCAATAGTTAGTCCAATAGTTAGTTCTCAATTATTTCAAGAACAAATAAGAAAACATTCATCACTTGAAGAGGGAGAAATACCAACGCGTTCTTCAAAAACAACCGCAACTCCTCGAACTGCATTCATGAAAAAGTATTTTAAACAGCCAGTTATGTTATTGAATAATTATAAAAATGACAGATATGGACTATTGTTTCAAGTGTCTTTTTCCGATCCGACTCAATTTACAAACTATGCAAATCTTGCAACGAGCCCAAGAATTGATTGTTTTTATCAAAGCTTATTTGCTGTTGGATTGAGAGAAGTGGAGCGAGCAAAAATAGATGCCGCTGATGTGAATGAAAAAGGAAAACTAGGTGTTTATAATGATGATATTAAAAAGTATTTAATGGCGGTATTTCATCTAACAAAAACTGAAATTATAAATGTTCAATCAAAACCGATTGTTAATTCAAAAGGCCTTCCTGATAATAAAGAAGCAAAAAAACGAATCAACGAGACATTTGAAGAAAAACTAAAAGATAATCATGCAACTATATTTACTATTTCTTTTGAAAAGTATGGCAAGGAGTTATATGGTCATGCTATGGTTGCATATAAATACAAAAACAAAGTATATTATTTTGATCCACAAAAAAAAGGAATCGAAGATGAAAAAAAGATAAGATCTAGAACATTATCACATATCATCAAGTATAGTGGAAATAATATGATAAGGTCATTTAGTTATTTTAAAATTGCCGGATTACCAGAACCAAAAGTCAGCACAAATTTAACTTGTCATATTCCTTATGAAGGATGAAATTCTCTTTTTTATATTATAATTATATAATATGAAAAATACAAAAAAAAATACAAAGAAAAATAAAAAAATATATATGAAGAGAAGACAAAATCGAAAAAAAACAAATAAAAAGAGAAGGTTATTTGGCGGACCTAGCTCTGAGCTTAGAAGATTGTTGATGCAAACACAAACACCCACGCAACTTTTTACACCAACCCCAAGTTTAGAAAAATCCACATCTCCCGATACTCCTCGCACAAATTACTCGAAAGCGCATCTCAGAGATAAACCTATTTTATTATTAAATAGAGCCAGACCTATTGAAGGATTAGAACCTGCTATATTATTTCAAACAACATTTGATGGTCCAGAACAATTTAAAGATTATGTAAATCTTAGTGAAAGACCTCGGGTTGATTGTTTTTTTCAGTCTGTATTTGCACTAGGGTTAAGAAGTAGTCGTTTAGCCAAAAAAAATTCGGAAGGAGTAAATACAGAAGGTAGAGGTGTTCAATATGGTGAAATGTGCAAATATTTAGCATCTAGCTTTGGAATACCACATGAATTAGTACAGTTAAATATAAGTAAGGAAATAAGAAATGAACAAGGATTATATGATAGAAAACAAGCCAATACATTAATTAAAGAGTTTTTTAATACTTATTTGGAAAACAATCATGCAACCATATTTGGTCTAGATTTTCCAAGAGGTCATGGATTATTCAATTCGCATGTTCTTGTTGCTTTTAAACACAAAGGAACTTTATTTTTCTTTGATCCACAAGAAAAAGGCTTACGAGATGATAAATATGTAATTTCTAAAACACTCGCACATTTAATTAAATATAACCGTGTTCATCTTTCAAAGCTAAGATATTTTACAGTAACTGGATTAGATGAACCTGTACAAGTATTGGACGTTAGTTGTCCAGTTCCTTACGACGTTTGAAATAAAATAGTTCTATCATTTGTTTTTACTCGACGATCTCTCTTTTTCTTCTTTTTTTGGTGCTTTTCTGAATGTAATGTTAAATTTAGATTTTCTTTTATTTCTTCTTTCATTTCTTGTTCCGGGTTTTCTTCTTTATATTCGTATTTTTCTAATTGTCTATGTAGAAATTCAGCTATTACAAACTGTTCATCTTCTAACTTACCCCATTGCAATGTGCCATTTTTCATTTGTTCGCATAAAGATTCACCGAGAGTATCTATTGCACATTGATTATAAAATTCATTTTTAAATCGATATTTAAATTTGGACTCTGAAACATGATGACGTCTTTTAGGTATAAAATCATCAAAATACATGTACATTACAATTACATCATAAATTTATATTATTATTTGATTCAATTTTATGAAAAAATAATATAAATTTTTACAAGTTTTTTTTACAAGCTTTTTTTACCAATTACTGCAGGTTAATTTCAGATTTCTTGGATCATTGTCTTCAGCGACGGTAAATGTGCGGGGCATTTCTTTGCAATAAAGGCAATCGCAGTCAGATGGACAATCCTGGTTACAGACTTCATTTTTTTCCTCTTGTTCTTCCTGTTCTTGCTCTTCCTTGACTGGATGATTCCAGCCACTAAAGGCATCGCACATCATATATTTATTCATTTCACGAAGTCGAAGAGGCAAACCGCTTACTTCTGTACCATCGATTGACAATGTTCCGGGGGTCTCATAAACAATTTGATTATGAGACCACTTTCCAGAGTAAGAAGTACCATCTGGTAATGTCATTTTACCGCAACCATTGATGCAAATAAAATGAAACTCTCTTGTGTAGCCACAGCTGCCTTCATATACGCGTCCATCCAGATATTCCATAGTTCCATGGTAAGGCTCAAAGCATCTCTTTCGAATAGTGCCAGTAAAGGTGCCACACTTTGGTATAAAGAGTTTGCCTGTAACAAAATGAAAATCATCATGTAGAACGGTATCAAATAATTTTCGTCCATCAGCAAAATCAGCACTAGTAACAAATTCTAAAGTATTATTGTGCCATTCGCCAACAATAACATCGCCGTTTGCCAATGTTTGCGTACCTCGGAACATTTCATTGTCAAATATTCCTTCCTCTATTGCGCCATTTTTCCATGTCAATACACCATTGCCGTACCATCGTCCATTCGAAACCCCGCCTGCATAGGTTTCATACTTGCTACTTTTGTCGTTTTTATAATTGAACATGCCGCAGCCATCCGGTTCGTAAGTCTCTGTATTGATAGAGCCAACATAACTTACGTTGTCTGGATAGTCCTTCATTGTATTGTAAATTTTGTAAGCATTTTTGATGCCAAGCATCGAAAGCACGACTTTGCCGGTTGGCAAAATATGAAACTCTATCAATTTATCCATCTTCACGATGATGACCTCATTTTCGCGTCTAATTTGTTCAGGAAAATTCATTGTTTAAACTTTGCTTTGTTATAGGCTTACATTTTAAGCATTTTAATTAAACATTTCAATTTTTTTTCTAAAGAAAATTGAAATCTTTAAAGGGAAAAAGTATTTGTAACAATCAAACATGTCACTTGAAGATCAATCTACGACTATTTCTGCTGCTATTGCAGCAGTATTTCCTCATTATAGATTTGTAATAAACAAATGCGGATGCTTACTTATGGTTCATCTTTACGAGACAGCTCGTGACCCAGTACTATTACTGTTGGAAGAAAAAGAAGTCACTCATTTTCTTGCACTTTCTTTTCACTTTGCAGGAGGAGAATTAAAATGTTTGGAAATAGAATCACTTCGCAAAACAGCTCACATGTCGGGAAGAGCAATTTTACAGAAAATATATAAATTATCAACAACCCTTTGCATAAAAGAAATTCATGTCGAAGACAATGCAATGCTAGAATTTGACGTGGAAAAGGTGAATAATCAAACGCAAGAAGATTCTCCATCAAAAGATACACGTAAGCGCATAACAGCGGCGGGCTGGCAAACCGTAAAAGTAAAAACAATACCACTTAGCCCACTTCTTATTTTATGCGGACAACCAGCATATTATGCAGGAGAGGGGTTTATACAAAAAGGGCAAAAAAAAAGAGATGAATATAACAAAAGACGAGTTAATATGACGATTAGAAAAATGGTATCAAGTGACTTGTGGCCTGGATTCAATACCGGTGTAGATTTTACACAACATTCTTTTGATGAAGCGCAAGAGAAACATCTAAAGGTATTAGAGTGTTTAGATGGATATTGGGATCAACCCATTCATGTATTCTTTCAACATATAAAAAATAGATTGAAAACCAGCATTGGTATTCCGGAAGGAATGAATTTTGATTTTATAAAACAGTTTATTGAGGATCTTGTCAAATGTGAGTTTATTGATTATGCGCGACTTGTGCCACTTGTCAAAAAAATGAAATTAGATGGAGAGAAAGAGAAAGAAGAAGAGGAAGACGAAGAAGAAGACGAAGAAGAAGACGAAGAGGAAGACGAAGAGGAAGAAGAAGATTTAGATTTAGATTCTGAGGAAGAGATCTAATAATTATAAAATACTACAATTTTAAACAACAATATAAAAATAATACAATTTTTTATATTAGACAAAAATTGAATTAAACTTTGAATTGTATAATATTATTAAAAGATGGATATCGAAACTCGAATTTCTGAAATATACAGGGTCTTTCAAAAAGACAAGTACAATATATGCAAATATAAACAAGTATCATCCAAAGATTATACATCATTTTTGATTTTTGAGAAAGCAAGAGAAGAACACCAAGACCAAGAAGAAGACCAAAAAAAAGCAGAAGACCAAGACCAAGATCAAGAAGAAGAAGAAGAAAAACAAGAGAAAAAGCAAAACTGCTCATCATCTTTGCTTTGGCTAGTATTCTTTCATGATAAACCCGAGTTAATGAGAGTAGAATACTTTAATGCTGGGAAACATATTACCGAACTAGAGTTATTCAATAAGATGGAGGAGCTAGCAATTTCATTGAAAATAATTAGAGAGATAAAAGTTTGCGATGATTCACGACTTCTTGTAGTAGATAGTAATGGAATACAACAATCACTTCGTCTAGATGTTCTAACTGTACTTTGCGATGGAACTGGCATATGGAATCAACGTGGATACACATTTTCTTTGTTAAAACAACAAATAATGGATACATACAATGCATCAGTTTTAAAAATGGTATTACACGATTTTATTACACAACTATATTATCATATAAACAAAGACCCTATACGTAAAAAAGGATTACAAACTCAAGATTTAGAAGATCTTTCTCTAAAAGAATTTTGGAATCGACCTGTAAAAGACTTCTTTTGCAATATAAGAGAAAAGTTAAAAAATAATCAAGAACTTTCTATAGATTTTGTTTTACGATTACTTAACGATATTGCAGAACAAAACTTTATCATGGTTTCAGGAGAGTTTGAATATTTAAAAAAAAAATTTTAAAAATTACAAGGTTATAAAAATGTGAAAGACTGTAAAAAAGTGCAAGAGAATATTATAAAAAAATTGAAACAGTATTTTAATCTATCTATATTTACAAAATAAAATATCCAGTATGTCTAATACTTTAGCGAATAGTCTTCCTCGTGAATTTTACCCACCGACAGAAACTGCACTTCTTGCAGTTGGGCGTTCTGTACCTGTTATAGAATATACATTTCAAGGATTCAATAGACAAAAAAGGCGAGATGAAGTCTTAATTATGTTACTTGATAATTTTGGAATTCAAACAAAGGCAGCTATTGTTGGCGATGAAAATAGCTATTTAATTTATAAGAGAGCTTTTGACCAAGGCGCATTTATGAGTTGCAATTATTACTTTATTCCAATAGATAAGATCGGCTACAAAGTTGATGTTAAAATTACTACCGGAGAATCCGCAACTATTACACATATCGCAACTGATGCGTAAATACATTTATAAGAAGAAAATACGATATAGTATAAAAATATACATTGTTACTGTACATTTTTATTTAGAAATATAATTATTTTTTTTACACTCTATCTTATACTTTAAATATTTAATAGCTGAACTATTTTTGTAACAAGAGCAAAAAGAATGCCGCCCCAGACTGTATCCATGATCACTGTTTTTGCAGTCCATGCTTTTAATGTAGCATAATTGGTTGTTTCATACACTGAATAAATAACAATACCCAATAAAAATGCCTGAATCCATGACTTTTTCTCTCGAAGAATAAAGTACCAGAGACCAAAAATGAGAGCTATATAACAAAGAACAGTTGGAACAATACGCAATTGTATAGGTCCTTTTTGAACGCTCAAAATTTGTTTCTGGAAATAAGTTTTAGAAGAAAATAAGTACAACGAATCGATAACAACAAAAATCAAAGAAATAAAGAAAATTTTTAAAAATACATGCATTCTTTACTATAGACCAAGATTTAAGTTTTTTAAAATAAAACAATAATAAATATTATTTTTTTATCATTTGTATTATATATACAATGCCTGGATATCAAGGATCAATAGGATACAATCACTTATATGGATCAGTTGGATCTAGTCCGTTATTTAGCTTTGCACAATTATACAAAATAGATGAAAGTATGAAAACAAATTATGTGCAACAGTCATCATTAGGAGGCGGTCTTCCTGGATTTATACCTCAACAACTTCAGGTAAGTGACGATACAAATGATTATCCACAGAATCGTTTTATTCTAAAAGAAGCATGGAATACAAATTATTTACGTGCAAAAATACCCAGTACTATTACACCTGGCGATCCTAAAAGTGGTGTCCCTGCGAGAGCAGTCACTCCATTTCGTGCAGTTACCAACGCAGGTGATGTTCTTAGCAGACAGAATTTTTCTTGCGGTGGGCCGTGCCAAACATTCCAGAGCAGACCTGGTATGCATGGATTAAAAATTCGATTTGGACATATTGGTAAAAGTTGTTTTACTTCGGATGCTTATCCTTCTGAAGCAGCCATTCCTTCAGCATCATGCAATGTAAAATATGTATATGATAGTTCTGATTATTCTAGATATCTAAAGGAGCGTGCTATTAATAAGAATTTTAATAATAAATCGAATGGTGGAAACGATTATAATGCATCACAGAGCGCATGGCGAGCTATTCGAAGATATTAAATATACTGTTTATAAAAAGTATTATTTATAAAAGTATATTTAATTTTTGCTATAAAAAAATATATTTATAAAAGTATAAAGTATGACAACAGTAGCTTATCATCAATATGCCAATATTCCGTTTGCAGGCGGTAGTTATGCCGCCTCGCCTATTGTAGGGCCTATTGATAACCCTAATACACCAGCATGTGCCATCTTATACAATCATACTTTAGGTGTTTTGCCCGGCCCGCGATCCAATCCTCCTCAATTTTATCCTTCTGATAATTCAAGTGAATTTGCGCAAGCGCGCCATTATTATGCACGGACCGCTATAAGCAAAAAACGACAAGCAGAACAAGAATTATTGGCTAAAAAATCGCCGGTGAGTAATCGATTTTCCATGTCATCGCAACGCCAATTTCCTGTTAGCACCCACATGAATTATATTCCTCCGCCTTCATCATCCCAGCGCACAGCCATTTTGAAAAGTCAAGCAGTAGGAAAGAGTGCATATAATCCTGGACGCGGTCCTTCATATCTAATGTCATATAAATCATATGATCGAAATGATGTGAAAACTGCGCTTCGTATGGTGCGTTCTGGAGGTTGTACTGCGCCAAAAAAGAAAGGGTCTATTTATAATAAAAGCTTGTGTAGCGGAAAAGCATGTACATGGGGTGGCATTGCACAAACATATCAACCTCCATTGTATCCACTATTTACTACTGTGCCGACACGTTTGATTTAGGATGAATTGACTTTTAAAAATAAAAAAATATTTTATCATTGTATAATATAGATAAATTTGATGCCAAAAATGTATCATGGAGGGAAAAGAACAAGACGACGTGGAAGAAGAGGTGGTGCTGAAGGTGACACATGGGGGCAATATCTTTCAAGTACATTGGATTCAGCTAAAAATGGAGTAGCAAGTGGTTGGAACTCTTTGACGGGTAAAAAAACTTCGACAGAATGTCCTCCATGCAACACACCTATTTATCCAGGTGCAACAATGGCTGGTGGAAGAAGAAGAAAAAAAGGCGGTTTTCAAGCTTATTACCCGCCAGATACTTGGTCAAGCATGTCTCCTTATCCTGCTGCAGTAGGCGGTACTAGAAGAAAAAAAAAAGGCGGAAATAGAAGAGGAACAGGTGGATCGAATGTGATGCCGTATTATCCAGCAGATGCTTGGACAAATATGTATCCTTATCCTGCTGCAGTAGGCGGAAAAAAACGTCGTACTCGTCGCAGAAGATAAAAAAGAAAATAATATAAAATACACAAAATTATTTAATATTATTTTGACCGTTTTCTACATGTTAAGCAGTACAAAATATAAATTCCAAGTATCCCAAGAGAAAGAAAGTACAAGGTGATTGCTGGATCTTTGATAGTAAAAGGAGTTTTAAAGATGTCTTTTTCTTCAAACATAGTGTCAAATGCTTCGCTACACATCTTTCCAGTGCGCGGGTTTTTTCCATCTGGAAACGAGCATGGATCGATATTACTAATATCAGCTAGCGCAACAAAATTAGTTTCTTTTCCAATAGCATTTGTAGGCAAAGAAGTCGGCGGCGGCGTAGGACCCACTATTTGCATGGTAATCGCCTGACACGGAGGATTCGTCCCTTCCATAAAAGATGACATAATAGCGAAAGGATTCAATACATTCAAATCACTCATGGCGCCGGGTATAAGCCCCTTTAATTCTGAAAAATTCATCCCCATACCAGAAGAAATAAAAGGAATATTTCCTTGTGGAATATTATCAATATAAATATAACGATCCGTCAATACTGCTTCACCTTTTGGATCCGGATTGGAATTGCATTGTCCGCCGGTTTTCAAGAAAAATCGATTACCTAAAGGTCGGCCTGTAGCAGAAGCATCTCCCGATCCAGAGACAAGAACTTCAACATATGACTTCAACCCACTAATATCACGACCTAATGCACTCAAGTTTCCATCCGAGGACATACCAATCTGAGAAGGAGATTTAATGTTTTTCCAATAAGGATAATCTGGACCAAGCAATTGTTGTTCTACCTCTCCTGCATTTTGTAAAACATCTTGAAATATATTTGACATTCTAGTATGATTATATTATATCTATAATAAAATATTTTATTTCTATAGTAAAATATTTTATTTTTCAATAAAAATTATGAAGTTCCAGTAACTGTTAAAGGCGTACTGCCGACTAGTTGTGTTGCAGCTTGTTGCTGTTGCTGTATTAGACCTTGAATTTGATCATTCACTGAAATTAAATTTAGAGACATGTCATTTACTTCTTTTTCTATAGTTTCCAATGAAGAAATTTTTTGTTTCAAATATTCTATATTTCCTGCATTTTGTTGAGCTAAAATAAGAGCATTATTAGGATCGTTTGTATCATAAGGTTTATATTCTGATTCTAAACCTTCTTTTATTTTTTCCTGAAATATACAAAGATATGATTGATAAAATAAAAGAATGATAAAAAATATAATAAGAATTGTAATAAGCATATATTATATTAAGACTTTTCTTTTCTATTCTTACTATATAAAAAAATGTCTAGCGCATTTTATTCTCAAGGTATGAATTCTTACAATAATAATTTGCCAACGGGTGGTTGGAAAACTTGGAAAGGAACCGGTCAATATAGTAATAATGTTGCTACTACGGGTGGAAATATTCGACCCTTAACTAACAATGATCCTACCAACATTACCACGCCTAACCCTATTAATCCGTCTTGCTTTTCGCGCACGTCTCTTCCAACTCATTCCAACTTTAATCCTCGTCCTTTGAAACAATATCGCAAAGGTTCAACAACTGCTGTTCCCATTATTGCATTAAATCCAACAAATTCAAATGAGTATATCACTATTGTTCCACAAGATATTACAAATCGTGCTGTAAAATCAACAACGATGCCAAATCTAGTGAATCAAATGATGTGGAAACCTGGTTCATTTTCGGTAAAACCTAATCCTCAAAACGAATTGAACGAAACAATACAGGCACAAATTGATTGCAAAACATGTGATGGTGTCGCACTTGTCTCAAGTAATGCTCCTAGCCCATTTTTAACTAATAATCCTCAACCTATTACAACAAATGGACCAGGTTGTTGTAACAATGAGAGAAAGGCTTTAAGAATGGTGAGACCCGCAAATACCAATCTTCCTAAAAATTATTATACAACATTGCAACAGTATAGACAAAATCGATGCCAAACATATGACCAACGAATTTTCAATTTTAATCGAGGACCTCAGGCTTTTACTAATGCTATTGAATTAGCAAATGGAACAATTAGTGCAAAAGAATTAGCGCAAGAAAAACCAGGTGGCCCATTAGGAACAAGTAATTTATATATTGCCAATTGTTACCCAAATACTGATGTTGGTACAAATTCACAAATCTATATTGTTGCGCAAGCCTTCCAAGTCTTAAATAATGCAGGAATATTTGATAATACCGATTTAGAAAACTACAAGCAACTGCAAGCAACCACTATTAAACAATTTGCTGTTTTTTTGCAAACCCTACATTCGGGTCAAACTGGACGGGGGGTCGAGTTATTTGCCAATTTCTTGTCCAACCCTTATATTGGTATGGCTCTCTCTGGTCCGAGCAATCCAAGAGGTTGCAAGTTGGTTGTTTATAAACCGAGCAATACGCAATTTGCAACGGAGGGCGGTGTCATGGCTAGTGCAAGAACATTAAAACTTGCAGTAACTACAGTAGAGAAAAATGTAGCTAATCAGAATCTGTACAAACGCAGAGGTGCAACATTTGCTTCATTGAATCCAGGCCAACAACCTTTTACACCTATTATTTATAAAAATAAAGTGCAAAAATGTATGGCACAAGACTATGTAGTAAGATTCAACGGTAATCCACGAAGTTGCTCACAATTTAGAGATACATTAAGTGATTTGAACAAGAATAGTAGTAATAATTTAAGTGCTGGAACAGTGGGTCCAACGGTTAGTAACAATGGTATTTCTGCTTCTTTTTCAGGCCAACCATTAGGCATTACTAGATAATATTAATATTATTTAATCCAATATAACTTTATTTTCATCGTCTTGCTCTTGATCTTGCTCTTGCTCTTGATCTTGCTCTTGCTCTTGCTCTTGCTCTTGCTCTTGCTCTTGCTCTTGTTGTACATTTAAAAATATATTTACCCTTTCTATAAATTTGTTATAAGGAATTTTATATTTATCACACCATTGAATACATTTTTGAATATTTGTTTTTTTACGATTTTCTATTTTATCTTCTTTCATCTTATTTTTTAGTAAATGAATTATCTGTTCAACATTTTCTAAATATTGGTTCCCTATAATAATATTTACTTCTTCCATTTTATTCAAAAAATAATAGGGTAAGTCATGTTTTATAATAGAAGAAAAAAGTACATTTTTTGTTTTTGCATGCAATAAAATTTCTGTTATTTTTAAAAGATAAGCATCGATCCGTTTTACACATCCAATAAATTTTTTTGCAACAATATATCTTTCCCCATTGCACAAATTAGAAGCATTTGGCTTTATTATATATACTTTTTCATATAATGAGGTCAGCAAAAAAAGAATATCTAATATTGGTTTATGTACAATAGTATCCATTTTTATGACAGCAATACCATCCCAATTTTGATGTTGCAATATAGTCCTAATACAAGATAAAAAAGAATATATATATGTTTCAAGAGATCCATAACACTCTAATTCAATATACATAAAATCAATATGACGTTTTATACATTCTTTACAATGTTCATGAATATAGCTTTCGCGTACAATATCTATACACTCAATAATTGATTTTGCATGTTGGCCATAGATAAATGTAGATATTTTTCTATTTATAAAATGATCAAATATATTTAATGTATAAATCATTTCTAAAAATGAATAAAATTCGTATGAGAAAGGTTTCATTTTACTTACAGCGAATTTTGATCCAGGAACATTTGTAAAAAGGTATTCATATGGATTTATATTTTTTTGTGCATACTCTAATGCATGAACGCTTTCTATATTTGCATTCAATTCAGTATTCATTTGTTGTATATAATAATCAAGACTTGGTGAAATATATGGAGCCAAAGATGTATTTCTGGATACTTCCGATAAAATATCAATCACTATATTTTTTGATGGTAATAAATAATAACTCATTTTGATTAGAATCCTATTATTATTTATCTTTTATTTTTAAGTGTTAATCATAAAATAAGTTTCTACAATTAATTATTCCTCCTGTATGACTAGTTTTGGTTTCTTTGCACGCGCTTTTTTTTCCGTAGTTTTTTTAACTTGGATTTCTTCTTTTTCTACTTTTTCTTCTTCTACTTTTTCTTTAGCGCCGTCTGCTGGTTGTTCTAGTACAAATTTTTGTTGCAACCTCTTTGCCTTTGGTTTTTTAAGCACCTTCTCTTCCTTTTTTGCCACTTTTACAGCAGCGCGAGTTTCTTCTTGTGACTCGATGTCATCTAATAATTCAATTGCTAATTTTTCAGCATTTACATGATGTATTTTTTTATATACAAAATATCGATTTAAAAAGGATATTTTTTTTTCGTATGATGTCATGTCAAGAGCAAATCCATAATCATTCGCTTTAAAACGATTGCGTTTCACTTCTTCCAACATTTGTTGATATAAATCCGAAAACATACCTGTTGCTTCAGGGAGACCGAGACTTTGCGCTTCATCACGCGTAATCAGTTTAAATCCATAATTTTCCATCACTCTCTCCAAATAATCATAATTCACAAGAAACTCGGGAAACATCTTATTAATAGATTCCTGATATACACTAATCTGATATCCAACACTTGAAATATCATCTAAAAATTCTGTTTCGCCATAATCTTTTTGAACCTCCCATATTTTTTTTTTCCCTTCATATATTTCTAAACTGTCCCCCTGTTTCTTTTGTTTCAGCATGTTAAAAATGGTTTTTCCATCATAACTTGTTCCAATAAAATATCCGCCGATCTTGGTAGTTTCTGCAACATTTCTTAAAAAACTTTGTAATGATACTTGACTCTCAAAGAAATAATGAATTGCAAATTGACAAGATGCTATATTGAAACCTTCTTGTCCTTTGCCGAATTGTCGAGCAACTCCTTTTCCCAACTTTTCATCATCCTTCACACCCTCACCAAAAACAGCTTTGGTTATTTGAATAGCTTTTTCATTCAGCATAGCTTGACCTGATCGGATATTGGCAAAACTGTTTCCATGAACAAACAAAGCATATGGAATACGCTTAAACTTTTTTCGATAGTTCAAGAATCTTGCACAAGCCCCATTTAAGCGATTTTCTAAATTATCTTTAGATACATCAATCCCAAAGACAAAGTCCAACTTTCCTTGAATCCATTTGGAAAAATCGCCGCCCTTACCACATGCATAGTCAATCAAAATATTACCAGGTTTGCTAACACTTGTTATAAGTTTCATTTTTACAAACAAGTTGTGGAAATCACGGAGTCCCTGAGTTTTTTTTTCGCCGCTTACACTATTGTAATAGATATCATCATCGCCGACTTCATCCGGAATATTATTTCCCGTACAAATCATCTCTTCAGTTATCGGATTATGAATAGAACGCCAATTGCTATTGGCAACATGATAGGCATTACCAAAATTTTTCCCGCCTTGTCGATAATCACTTGTTTTATCATAACGCACACGCAACGGGGTCCATCGCCATCCTTGCTCTTTTTCCACGTCGTAACTAAATTCTACAATGGTATCATCTTCAAAAGCTTCTTCATCTTTAGAAAACATATGTGATATACCAGTATCATCCGGTTTTAACATAATATTACAAATTCCTGCGCTACTATCATAAGGATTACTGGGATAAAATCGTACAGGTTGATATAATTTATCATTGTCTAAATCTTTGAAATTTGGCAAATTATCTTCAATAACATCATTACATGGGTTCAAATATCCGTGTTTTTTATTATTAAAACCAACTCGTAACACAACTGTTTTATATTCATTTAATTGAATAACTGATGACGTATTTGTACCAGATTGAAAGATGGGAGTCACTTTGTCAGTTCCATTTGGTCCTTTTTCCGTCGTCACCAAAAAGTCAATAGTATTATACTTTGGGGGTTTCCATTTGAATGAATAGTCCCAGGTTGTTTTATATAGCGGCCCGGCTTTACCAATTTCGTCCGCGCCAACACCCATGAGCGCTGGCGTAAAAATAAGCCCATCTATCTCATAATCAAATAACCCATCTTTTTCTTTTTGTATAATAAATTTACATGCAGAAAAGATATCATCTGTTAAAATTGTTGGATAAAACTGTTTGCATTCAAAACGCATGGGTGAAATAGCACCGGGCACAACAGATTCTGGTTTTAATTTGCGTATAATATTCTTTAATAAAGGAAGGCGAAATTTGGTTGATTTCTCGCTAGAAAATCCATAAGATCGAACGTCCAACTTATCTATAAAATAAACATCAAATGCTGCAAATAAATTGATAAATTTACCGGCTTTGTTATGATAAATCAATTCGCCATCTATTAATGTATTAAATATTTCCTTGGTCTTAGTTTGAGCACCAGTGAAGATAACCTTCATATTGGTGTTCAGTAAATACATCTTTCCTTTATCTGAGATAAAGAGCAATGCTCTATCACCATCGGCTTTATCCGTAACAGTATAACTTTTACGTATGTTTGGAATATTTGCATTTTCATTTATAGGAACAATATTTTCAATTTGAAGCGTAAAAGAGGAGGGTCCTATAAAATCATTTGGAAAGACAGGTTTTTCTGGTTCTTTTCCATGAACCAATCTCATATACGAAAATAAAACTTCCTTTTGTTCGGGATAAGAAATAGGATAATTTGTATCCTGTAATCCCATAAGAATAAATTTAATCGCTTTTCGAATACCTTGCATCAATTCTTCTGCTGTTTTGAAATCAGTGTTTGGACCAATTTTATCATTATCTACTTCAAGCTCAATCTCATAAATCTCTGGATTTTCAAAAACGCCAGACTCGTCCGTAGTATAGGTTTTTTCCAATTCACGATTGATAAGCTTGGAACTTTTCACAATACTTACATCCACTTTTACAGGAATGGATGAATGTTGAAATGTCACACGATTTATATAGCGAAACGCTTTTTTGGATTTGGTCCAATTATCCAGAATTCCTTTTACAACACCACCACCAGAAGATAGTTTTTCTTCTACTTGATAACTAACACGAAAATTGAAATCATCAAAATTTACTGGCATAATGCGTTCTTCTCCATGTTTATACATTGTCTTTTTATAAAACCCCACAGAATAAGACATATTCGATGTTGAAAGCATATTATTAATATCATTATTTTTACAGTATTCTTGAACCCCGTGAAACCCATTAATTTCGGCACGAATTGGAGATAATTGAAATGTACCAGTATTCACATCTAAAAATTCGCTTTGAATACGCAACATGCTCTCCCCTTGTTCGTTTGCACATTCAAAACCGAGTGATTTCAATTTTCGAATCACACTATCATAATCCACTTTTGTTAATGGTTTGATACCTCGTGTGCCGAATCGAACTTCCAACTCATTATTCTTTTTCATATCTTTGATATATGGATTATTACTAACGAATAATTTTACCATCTTATCAAATTCAATTTGTGGATTAGGTTTTTCACGAGGTTTTTCACGAGATTTTTCACGAGATTCGTACTTATTTTGTTTAGATGTCATTGTTATATATACTTTATATATTTATATCATAATTTATTTTCAATTTTTATTTTATCACATCATTTTCTATTTTTCTAAATTATCATTTTAAATAGTTGTTACTAATAAATCATACAATTCCTTTTTGGTTTTTTTTATTAGTCCTCCTTTTGTTTGTTCCTCTTTTGTACAAATTTTTTCACACAATGATTTCAGTTCTTCCAATTTATATGCACTTGGAGCTTTCAATGGCTTATCTACATTTTCCCATTGATAATAATTGTTTTTATACATTTGTATTTCTTCTTTCAAAGCATCTGTCTGTAAAAAATATTTTGAATAATTATTCATTTCTTTTTGATGAACAATATATACAGGTTCATCTTCTTCACTAATACTTTGAAAACACTTTTTTTTATGAATAAATAATATATTCAGATTACTTGCAACACAAAGTGCAATAAATGTTTTCATGCCAATTTTTTCCTTGTTGGCCAATTCATCTTCTATATCTTCTCTCAAATTTTTTATTTTTTTTGTTTTTAATAACTGTTTGTTAGATCGTAGCATTTCAATATATTGAAACTTTAGTTCTTTTTCTCGAGCAAATGTAGTTGTTCCGGGATATTCATAATCAGAATATCCATTTTTCATGATGAAATAGCACCAGAATAGTGAATCTTTTTGTCGCGGAGAAAAAAGTTTGCCCTTTTCTTCCACGCTTTTTACAACAGCAATTGGTTTGACTTTATTAATAATTGGTTCTACCATTTGTTCAGGTATTTGTTCAGTCGGCGGAGCTCTTGACTTTGGCAAAAGAATACTTTCTATAATTTTCTTATCCACGATTTTCTTATCCACAATTTTCTTAACAACATTTTTTTCTATTTTTATATTTTGTAATGTTAGCATAAATGGGCGTAACATTAAAAAAACATTGGTATTCTTTTCATGCGATTTTTTCTGCATACTTTTCTACTTTATTTTTCCATGAATCTCTTTATTATCTTTTGCAAAGTATATATTCTTAAATTGCTCTTTTTGTTTTTCCATCTCATTCAATGCATTTTCTTGCGTACCAACATAATTAATATACGTATATAATTCTTCTAAAATAGTTGGATCAATATCAGTCAAATTAACATGCGTTCCATATTTATTTTCATTTAATGTAACGCTGTTATATTTCTTTAGAATTTTTAAAATCTCGACATGATTAAATTTTGGCATTGATTCTATCTTACCCCGGATAGCATTCAAATTTTCTGTAGTTACTTCCATTTACAATTTATATAATATTGATTTTAAGTGTATTTTTAACCAATAACTAATCTGGGCTTTGATACTTCCGTTGTATTATCTGCTAATTCAGCAATCACTGATACATATTTATCGTTGAGTTCATAACGCTGTCCAATAACTCTTGCCACAAACTTGTCGCCTTCTTTAATACTAGAAAATTGCGTATTCATATAATGATGATCTCTTGTGATAAATATAATAACAGGGCTCGGCGATTCATCTAGTGATTCCCCTCGAATACCAGCTTTGGTAATATTCTTTGCGATACATTGAATCAACATTCCTTCTACCGGACAACATACTAAACATTCAAATACTACTTCAAATTGAATGGCTGTTCCATGCACAATTCCGCTTGAATAAGTAAGAATCTTTGAAGAGCCCGGTTTGACGAAACCTTCAACAACACATCTTCCCTCATATATGATTCCTATATTTTTCTCAATTATCTGTTGAATATTTTTTCCGATATATTTGATAGGAATTCTAATATTTCGCGTAATCATCGCTCTGGAATAAATACCTTTATATTTTATTTCACGACGTTTATTTCTAAAGGGTTTTCCTTGTTGTTCCATCAATCTATTATACATAGAGATACTCTTTTAACTTGTTTCTTCAATTTTTTAATATAAATATATATTTATTCTTTATATTAAAATTTATATAACATGGACACTTCAAAATTTAAAAACCATATTTTATCGTCTTTTTTATCTTTATTATAATAACGTAACAATAACTCTTGCAGAGAACACAACTGTTCTTGAACTGCGCCTTGTGTATTTTCCTTATTGTATTTTTCTTCTCCAACAATTTCATTTAAAACAAGAATTTTTTTAGATTTTACAGAGTCATCACATCTTGCGCCTTTATTTCGAAGTGATTTCATATCTTTTACCTTGAACACTAAATATCTATTTTTATGTTCAAACCCAATAAAACCGATAATGTGTGCAAATTTATCCGCAGTGATTCCATATTTTTTACTAATTTCTTTCCCCACCTCGATCTCATCTTCTGGTTGTGCATTCACCCATATTTTTAAATTTTTATCCCAAATCATAATATGTCGCTTTGAACTAGAATACATAATAATAGCAGAAAATCGTGATGTTTTAATGATATTTTTTTTAAATATTTCATGTAACATAAATTCAAACGTGTTTTCTGTATATTCATTGGCAGAAAACCGATAATAATATTGATACAATTCCAACTTTTCTTCAAATGGAATCATGTCTGTAATATGATCTATTAAACAATCAAGTAATATTGTTTCATTAAAGCCTTCTTTTATCATTTTTCTCATGGTAATTCCACAGTGTTTATACCAATCTTCATCTCCTCTAGTAATTTTTTCTCCGGTCCTCGCATATTGAACAGTTGTTTCAAATTCTCTCTTTAATTCTTGTATAATAGTTATTCCTGCAATTTTCTGATCCTCTTCTTTACTTTCTTCTAACATTCTCTCTTCAAATGGCTTTTCTTCCATCTTTTTGATATCAATATGAATGGAATCATGTTTAAAATCAATAGGGACAGATCGATCAAAAATAGAAATTTGTCTATTATTTAGCTCACTTGGTTGAAACAAATAGTATTCGTCTATATTTATCAAATACCCGGTTCTACCATATTTATCTGTTATAAATTCACTACTATCTTCCACTAATTGTGTTAGAGCAGCATAAATTTGTACAAGAGGATATGGTTTTGGAATATTAACAAGTCGAAATAATTCATTCTTTTTATAAAAAAATCGCTCCTTCATAAGCCCACGTATTTTTTGCAAAATTCTATCAGAATTCATCATAATAAAAGATTCCGTATATGTATCTTCTTTTGAAATATCGATTTTTTTATCGGGATAACATTTAAAATCGCACGATTCCATATAATCGCAGTTTGCGCTATAGGGTGCGTCTCCAACTACAAATGCTGGTAACACAAGACCGCTGGAAAGAATTTGTTCTACCGTTTCACCCATTGTGCTTTGTGAAAAATTGGTTTGATCATGATTGATTAGGCAATCTACTGCTGTTTCTTTTAATACGCGCGTAACTTGTCCAATTTGTATAGCTTTATAATTAGCAGCTCGATATACATACATATCAGCAGCTTCTTCTCTATTTTCTTCTAGTAATGTTCCATACATGAAGAGTTGAACATTTCGCTTTTCAAACGGCAGATCTTTATGACTAAAATTACGGACAGCACGTCCAATAATTTGTTCAATACGATTCATATTGTACCACGGTTCTAAAATATGCACTTGACGAATAAATTTAAAATCTACTCCTTCTGAACCAGCTCGTGAAATTAGGATCACCTTGATTTTATGTCCGTCTTTATTATCTATATTTGTCGCAGCTTTTATATCAGCGTCATTATCGGGCGATAACCTCGGGTTTCCTGTTATCATAATATATGTTGATGGTTTGAAATTTTTATCTGATTTTGAAACCCGAGGTTTCAAAGTTACTACATCCAATAGTTCCGCAGCCGGTTCTTTAAACAAATTTTTTGATTTTTGACCATATCTACGAAATCCTAATTCTTCTAATGCAAGAGCCATCGGAATAATTCCGCCTGGAATATATTCAGAATAAATAAGAATAACTCCTTCTGATTTGATAATACAATCGCATACTGTTTTTATTTTTGAACTATATTTCCCAATTTCATCGGGAGAAAAAATACGTCCATATTTTTCAAGCATAGATTGTTTGTACTCAAAATCCCCCATAATAGGCGGTGTAACAGTATCTACATAATTCATAATACGTTTTAACCCACGTTTCCCAGTAATATCATTTGAATTGATATACAACTCGTCTTCTTCTTCTCTTTCTCCTTCTCTTTCTCTTTCTCTTTCTCTTTCTTGTTCTCTACTATTTCTTGGTCTTTGTTCCAATTGTTCCATAGGATAAACAATAATAAGAGCTTCCAACGGTTGTCTTAATAAATGATAACCAAAAGAGTCCATATTTTCAAAGGAAGGCATTTGTCTAACTTGACCCTCTTTCGTGGTTATTGCCATTTCGCGACTGCGCAATGACTCTATTATATATTTATATCCCAATGATTGATAAACACCAATTTCAATCATAAAAGTTTGTACCATTTTTACATATCTTTCAAATCCTTCATTTTTTTCAATGAGCTTACCATTCATTTGATAATCAGGATATACTAAGTCTTGAAAGGTATTTTGTTTTGAAAAAATAGAAGGATAAATACGAAATGGAAAAGTATAAGGATTATCTCCTCTTACAAAACTAACATATCCAGTTGCTTTTCTGATCAATAGTTCTTTTCCCACTTCTTCTCCTTTTATATTCATCTTAAATTTACCATTTTTATCAAAAATATCCCGAGCTTCTATCGTCGCGCGACGATCATTTAAATTCATCAAGTTAAGCAGCCAAATAATTTCTTTATAACTATTATACATGGGTGTTGCAGAAAGTAAGAGCAATCGAATATGTTCCGCTTTTTTGACAAGATTCATCAATTGACTCGCAACCACTTTATTTTCGCCATCTTCGGAATCGCGAATATTATGAATCTCGTCAATCACAATAAGACGATTATTAAATTCATTCTGCAAATTTTTTTCAAATAATCTTTCTTTCTTTTTTTTATCTCTTTCTTCAAAGTTAGCTCTAGTAGTACCATGTTTCTCTCGATATAATTCAATATTTTCTGTTTTCGCAATATAATTTGAAAATTCAACATATCCTAAAAATAGATAGGCATTGTTTATCAATGATTTTATTTGACTAACTATTTTTTCTTTAGAAATACCAGACATGTTCATAGGATTCACCTCTTTCAATAGTTTATTACCAACACATCCACGCATTGTCCAGATTCCGCCAGGTCCTTGTTTCAACTTTCTCTCATCAAATAACTGAAGACGGAAGTTATCTTGTACATTGGGTGAAGCAACAATAATAATACGTTTTGATATACCCATCGATTTCAAATAGTCTCGTTGTTCCTCACAAACTCCAATGGCCGAACATGTCTTACCACTTCCTAAGCCATGAAATAATAATAGACTATTATATGGAGTTTGTGATGAGAGAAAATTTCGAACAAATGCCTGATGGGGAGATAATTCAAATTCGGCATTGGCAAGCAATTCTGAACGTTCTTTGATATCATAAATAGTACCATCATATTTTGTATCCTGGAACTCTTTTTTTTCTGCAATTTTAACAATAAAATTGGGATCATTCAAATTGGGATATAAAAAATCATTTTCTTCCGGATTTTCAGCGAGCTCTTTTCTCTCGAGATATTCTTTTCGCAATTGAAATTGATTGCACTCTTTTGATAAGGGGGTCTCTTGACATTCATTTGTTTCATATAGTTGTTGCAATTCATCAGGTTTTATACTCATACTATAGTATATATATATTTTGTTATACTTTTTTCAAAGTATATATATTTTGTTATATTTTTTTCAAAGTATATATATTTTGTTATACTTTTTTCAAAGTATATATATTTTGTTATACTTTTTTCAAAGTATATATATTTTGCTATACTTTTTTCAAAGTATATATATTTTGTTATACTTTTTTCAAAGTATATATATTTTGCTATACTTTTTCTAAAAGTATATTCTATACTCTTTTAAAGTATGATTAATATGTTGAATCATTTGTATTTTTTCTAAATTATATGGTCGAATGGCTGAAATACAATCTTCTATCGTTTTCCATTCTAATTTACTTACTTCTGTTTTCTGATAATTTAATAATTCATCAGAATTATGATTTATATACGCCAAATAGTATTTATGTTTATAGGACTTTAAATTAGATCCTATATACATTTCTTCAAAAGGTAATAAATTATCAATAAAACAAATAGCATCCTTCGATATTCCTGTTTCTTCTTCAAATTCTCGCGTAGCACATTCAAAATCTTTTTCTTGAAAATTTCGTCTGCCTTTTGGAAACTCCCATTCAGTTTCTTTCCACGTTGTTTTACTCTCTTGTATTAATTGTTCCAATGTATAAATAGTTTCATTAACTTGAATACCACTTTTTAATGCTTCAAATTTTTTAGATGAAATTGCTTCTTCACTTCTATATTGTATATAATTATTTTCCCCCCACATCATTTTCCATAATATATCAAAATTATGTTCTAATAATCGTGTCTTTTCATCATTTGACATCTGATCAATCATTTTTTGTATTTGAACAATATTTTGATTCGAATATTTTCCTCGAATAAAATCAATATATCCATAACTATCTTTACGTCGAATCATGAGAAATTGTAGTCCTTCCAAACTGGATCGAAATACAATTACACCATGACTCGTAATAGGCAATTTACAATGATGAAATAAATGTCCATGTTTTCCACAATTATTGCATAATGTATTATTTTTGTTCATTCTATAATATCCTGTATTTATGTTTAAACATTATTTTTTAAATATTACTTTAATCTAGCTTCATGAGTACAGAACATGGTTTTGACCCAGAAGTGTGGGGTCCGCATTATTGGTTTTTCTTGCACACCATTTCTTTGACTTACCCAAAACGCCCCAATGATGTAACCAAAAAAAAGTATTATGATTTTGTGCAAAATATACCTCTTTTCTTACCAGTTGAATCAATAGCAACTCACTTTAGCAAACTTTTGGACGAATATCCAATATCGCCTTACTTGGATTCGAGAGATGCATTTACTCGATGGATGCATTTTATTCACAACAAAATCAATGAACGTCTAGAGAAAAAAAAGGTATCTTTGGGGGAATTTTACGCCAATTATTACGAGCAATATAGACCCAAAGAACAGCAATGGGAGAATTATGCGAAAATAAAAAATAAAATACTTTATGCATCTATTATTGCAGTTTGCATTGGAATTATACTCTATTTTTACAACAAATAATAAATAACAATAACAATAATAAATAACAATAACAATAATAATAACAAATAATATTTAATATTTGCCATATATAAGTTTAATACTTTTTTAGAATGACGACAAAAACAAGAATAAGAACAAGAACAAGAAAAACAAGAACAAGAAAAATAAAAGGTGGAAAAGTTCTCTCCTCTGGAGGATTTGGTTGTGTTTTTAAACCAGCATTGAAATGTAAAACTCAGAAACTGCGTCGAAAAAATGGCGTAAGTAAATTGATGAAGAAAAAATATGTTGCAAAAGAATATGGTGAAGTTGTAAAATATCTACCACAACTTAAAACTATACCAAATTATCAAGATTATTTCCTTGTAGAAGGATTTTCTGTTTGTGATCCAGCGCCATTAGAAAAGGAAGACTTGGAAAACTTTGACATAAAATGCAAAGCTTTGACAAAAATCGGAATTGATAAAGAAAATATAAATAAAAATTTGGACAGATTAAAACTTATATCTATGCCGTATGGCGGAATGGATGTAGGTGATTTTATTAAATCAACTCATTATAAAAAATTACACGCATTAAATGAATCTTTGCAACGATTATTGATACATGGAATTTTACCCATGAATAAAAAGGGCGTCTATCATTGTGATATAAAAGAATCAAATGTCTTGGTGCAAGAACGAGGTGATAACATGAAAGTGCGTTTGATCGATTGGGGACTTTCAACCGCTTATCATAAAGGGAAAAAGGTGCCGCCTGTTCTTTTGAATAGACCTTTTCAATATAATTTGCCTTTTTCAAATGTCTTATTTAATTCGTTATTTACAAAAATGTATCGCGAATTTTTGCAGAAACATCCAAATCCTGATTTTATTGCAATTCGAGCATTTGTTATCAATTATACAATTACATGGGTGGATGAGCGCGGACCGGGTCATTTGCGAAATATCAATGGAATTTTTAAAAAGATGTTTGAAGGAACGCTTGTCAATGTAGAAGCTAAATTTAAAGAAGATATTATTGAATATAGTTACACATTTTATTTCATTTTTGAATATTTGACTCGTATCTTACAAGCATTTACAAAAAATGGAGCATTTGATGAAATGGAATATTTTACTACAGTATTTTTGAAAAATATTGATGTATGGGGTTTTATTATGATTTATGTTCCTACATTTGAACATTTATACAAAAATGAAACACGCTTGACCCCCACAGAGAAAGAAATTATGAATACAATACAATCGATGATATTATTAGTTATGGAATCAAGCGCGGAACCAATTAATATTGACAAAGTAGAATCTTTTTTACAAGAATTAAATAAACTGTTTCAAAAGGCTATTCGACAAAAAATAAATTTCTCTCGATTAAAGACAATACCTTCTTCATCATCGTCAAAAACAAAAAAGGTATCTGCACACAAAAGTGGTTCGGTAATCAACCATTATCATGAAAAAAATAAAAAAAAATAAAAAAATAAAAATAAAAAAAATAAAAAAAATAAAAAAAATAAATATAATAGTATTATATAGTAATATGTCATCATCAAGCTCGGGTGGTCCCGCGCGCAAAAAAATGAAACCTACTGAAATACGATGGCCAAAGAAAGTTCTTTTGTGTGCTACTAGTCACGGAGAAAGATATGTAAATGATACAGGCCAACCGTATTCTTTTACACTACCAGAGGGCTTACAAATTGCTTCATTGAATTCTGTTGCACCTGGTGTTTGTAATTATTTACATCCAGATAAAAAAGCACAATATATGGATATCATCAATTTGTATTTACAATCTCAAGATGGTGCAAGAGCTTTAGCTTCTGATCCAGGTGCATTCTTAGGATTAATACAAGAAATTCTTTCAGAATCAAGTCTTTCAGAATATGAAGTAATGGAAGAGTTTGCATTTACAAAAAGACATCAACTATTTCTTGATACAAAAAAGAAACGATTTGGTATGAATGTATTTAATACACCAGGCCAACAAGTACCAGATAAATTGTTCATACAATTTGATCAGTTTGATACTATTATTGCATTAAATGTACCGGGTATGCCGGATTTATTTGATATTTTTTTAGAGGCAGATGAAAATCCAAGTGGAATAGTAAGCAAAGGTATTCCTATTTCTGAAAAACAAGGTGTTCCGCGCGTAGAAGGTCCCATATTTGGAAGAAAAAAACTTTTATCATTAAAACAAATCGCAAACCATCTCAGAGAAAAAGGTGTAGAAATAATAGAACTAGTTGATTTTTCATGTCACCCATATTCGAAATTAAATGGCGAACCGCTTTCAGAAGAAGAAATTAATTTACTAATTTATGGCACAAGTAGTAGTAGCAGTAGCAGTAGTAGTAGCAGTAGCAGTAGCAGTAGCAGTAGCAGTCGTGGAAGACGTTCTCAAGGACCTCCGGATGCTGCATCTAGTAAAGGATTACCAGGAGGTGGTAAAAGAAGAAAATCAAGAAAACTTAGAAAAAGCAAAATAACCAAAAAAAGAAAATCAAAAAAACTTAGAAAATCAAGAAAAAGAAAATACTAGTAAATTATATTTTATTTTTTAAATATCCATAAAATATAACAATGCGATTCGAACTCTACATTATTTTAATAACAGCATTTGTTATTTATAATGCCTATCATGATTGGAAATATATCAAGATGCTTTTAAAATATAAAAAATATATACAAATTGCCGGTTTTGCTTTCTTAGGATTTATTTTTTATTTGATGGTAAAGAGAGATCCGAAACAATTTAAGAATGTCTTATTGCATGCCAATAATGTTGTCAAATATATGCCCATTGATAAATCTGCCATGGACATGTTTAACCCTATTTTAGACTTTACACCTACACAATTTTTAGAAGAAAATGAAAATGATGATAGTATAAATACAAGTATAAATGGATTTCCAAATTCTTCGGAACAACGTATTCTAAGATCAGGAAGCAAAGGTACAAAACGCTCAGTTAGTGAAACTAAGAAAAAATATGTAGCGTCTATGCAAGATTGGAAATGCAAACATTGCAAAAAAACGCTTACAGCTTGGTTTGAAGTGGATCATGTAAAACGATTGGAACATGGCGGTAATAATGATGTTACGAATTTAGTTGCCTTGTGTAGGGAATGTCATGGTCAAAAAACCGCCTTTGAAAATATGTAAAATTTTTTTTATATTTTGATATTGGTAAAATTATATATTGGCATAATATAACCATTATATAATTATGGATGCTACAAAAAAAAATAATATCAATAAAAATAACAAAATTGGTTTCTATATTTCAACCTTTATCATGATAATTTTGAGTATAATAAGTATTGTAATACTCTATACACAAGGTAAAAATCTTACAGAGAATTCGTCTTCCTCTTCCTCTTCCTCCTCTTCTTCTCAAGGTTTCACTTCAGGTGATACCTTTCTTCTAGTTTCTGGACTAGTAACTGCTGCTATTTTAGTATTTCTGTATATAAAATATCCTGATTTATTTCAATCCATACGGTCTGTATTTACAGGATCTTCTTATTTAGTTTTTCTAGTTTTATATCTTGTATTTTTTATTATTTTGTATCAAAATATTTTAACACCGGATCAAGTGAATAGTTATGCATATGTTCTCTTGCCATTGACCATATTTTTTGCAGCTATCTTATTCTTTTTAAATGTAAAAGAAACAGTCGGAGATTTTTTAAATACAAATCGAACAGCAGATCGTATCAAATATAGTATTCTCTATTTTTGTTTGATTATGTTTTTATCTTTACTATATTTTTTTGACCCGAATCATTATATCTCTACCTATTTAGGTCCATATCTAGTGGTTAGCATATTACTCGCTATTTTTGGATTTTTATATTTATTAACACTTATGGTATTTCCTAACAGTTCCAAAAATAGCAATGCGGAGTTTTTAAGTAGGTTTAATCCTTATACCGTGGCAAATGTTAGTATATTTCTTTTATTTTTGATTTTACTGACAATAGGACTTGCTTCTTATCCTGGTGGTTTTTTAAATAGCAGTGCTTATACTAAATCATTTACTTTTATTATTCTTATTTTTGTTTTTATTGCATGGATTATTTCTTTTATAGTTAGTTTATTTCCCAATGAACTCGCAGAACTTACTGGACAAGCAACAAAAAAATCAATTTTTGATTATGGATCTATTTTTCAAAAAATTCTATTATTATTATTTGGGCTTACATTTTCAGGTCTTCTTATTTATTGGTTAGTGGTAAATATTCAGTCCCTTTCCACCTCTTCTGGAATCATATCTTTTCTTTTAAATTTATTGGTTATTTTAATCATTCTTGGTTTAATATTTAAAATTTTTTCAACTACCGTTCTTTATCAGAATAATCCATTATTTCGTCTCATTGTAAATGTTATATTATACATACCCTGTATTTTTGTTAATATTGTTGATAAATTATCCGTTTTATTTGGTTTTGCATCAAGATACTCTCCAAATTCACCCAACGCACCAAATATTCCAAAAATAAAAATCTTGGATGAAAATACAGCAACATATGCAGTATATTTGGGCCTTCTTGTCATTGTAGCAGGCATATATTTCATCTATCCTTATATAGAAAAACAAGTAACCAGTCAGGGCGGACTTCTTTTAGTAAATCAACCAGTTTATTTAGATCAGGAGAAAAACTTGGCATCATATCAGACATTGAATCAAACCTCGGCAATTGACTTAAATGATCCAAATAATCCAATGCAATTTAATTATCATTATGCTATTTCTATGTGGGTATTTTTGGATTCAACAAATCCATCCAAGGTAAATCAATACATGTCCATTTTAAATTATGGAAATAAGCCCAATATCATGTTTAATCCAGTAGATAATATTCTTATTTTTACACTACAATTATCGGACAAGGATCCAGAAACACAGATTGTTTATGAATGCAAAGATATCTTATTACAAAAATGGAACAATATTCTTGTAAATTATAGTGGTAGTATATTTGATATTTTTATCAATGGAGAATTGAAAAAATCTCTTACAAAAGTGATTCCATATCAAACATTGGACGTATTGCAAATTGGCGCGAATAATGGAATCCAAGGTGGAATTTGCAATGTGAATTATTTTAATACATCAATCCATGCAAATCAGGTCAAAAATTTATATCAGTTTTTTAAAAATAAAACTCCACCGGCACATTCTTCTTCACCTGATACGATTATTAATATTTTAGAGCAAGTGCCTAATATCATTAGTAATAAACCTGTAGAAATATCAAATAACACAACCTATTTGAACAGTTTAGAAAAGACAATCAATGAACAAGCCAAAAAAACAGAAGATCTTAAAAATGAAATAATAACAGACAAAACATATTACAATAACTTTATATCATGGGACTGGTATTTCAAGAATAATAAATATGAATAAAAAAAATCTATTTCTATAATATATCATGAATATTGGTGGAGTATTTCTTATAATAGTAATTCTTGTATTATTGTATATTGTATATATTTACTTTTTATCAAGTAACACTACTTTAACTGCAACTATTATGTCAGGTACAACACAACAACAAATTACCGCGGATAAATTAGCTACAAACTCATCTGGTACGAATGCTAGTAATTTTACATATTCATTTTGGTTTTATATTGATGATTGGAATTATCGATACAATGAGAGAAAGGTATTATTTGGTAGAATGGGTGCGCCCACATCCTCCACAAGTGCCGGATCTGTGTCAGATGTAGGAGGTATCGATCCATGCCCATTGGTTTCATTTGGAGCCATTGAAAATAATTTAAATATTGCATTAACTTGTGCAGCTGAAAATGCAAAAACAACTTCTAATACTACGGTTCATAATTGCATGATAAATAATGTGCCTATTCAAACATGGACGAATTTATTAATCAGTGTATATGGACGCACTATGGATATTTATTTAGATGGAAAATTGGTAAATACTTGTTTATTACCCGGAATTGCAATGATTAATAATAATGCGGATGTTTATGTCACACCAAATGGCGGATTTTCTGGATGGACTGCAAAACTTCAATATTTCCCCAATGCAACCAATCCTCAAACGGCGTGGGATATTTATAAACAAGGTTATGGTGGATCCATGTTCGCAAGTTACAATGTTAAAGTTTCTTTTACAAAAAATGGTGTTGAAAGTAATGGTTTTACTATATAATCTATTGTCTATTATTTTTATTTTATTTATTGAGGCTATATTGCGTTTTCGTTTTTCTTATATATAATATATATATGTATAACGACCAAGAATCTGTATCTGGAAATAATAATGGAATTGGTAGTTTCATCAATTCAGATAGTTTAGTAGCAAAAATAATATTTTTATTGATTGTCATTTTTGCTTTTGTCATTTTATTGCGAATATCCATTTCAATAATGACATGGGCTTTTACAGCACTTAAATCTCCGCTACTTATTAATGGAATGGTAGATGCAAAACAGATGTTGATTATTCCACAAGATCCAACTTTAAAAGACGCCAATACTATTTTACGTTCCGTCAATCAAGACGGGGGTATTGAATTTACATGGTCCGTCTGGATCATAATTGATGATTTGCAATACATGGCTGGAAAATATAAGCATGTTTTTCACAAAGGAAATGATGATATTGCTGAAAATGGTCTCAACTTCCCAAACAATGGACCAGGATTATATATTGCACCCAATACAAATGCATTGGTAGTTATTATGAATACATTCAATGTGATCAATGAAGAAATTATTATTTCTGATATTCCATTGAATAAATGGATCAATGTAATTATACGATGCAAAGATACAACGCTTGATGTATATATTAATGGAATTGTTACCAAGTCTGTAAAATTAATGGGTGTTCCGAAACAAAATTATGGAGATGTTTATGTCGCCATGGATAATGGATTTTCTGGATATATTTCCAATTTAGCTTATTATAATTATTCTGCTTCTATGACAACGATTCGAGAGATTATGCGAAAAGGTCCCAATACCAATATTGTTTCGGGTGGTGCTGCTGATCCCAAAAATAAAAACAGTTTGGATTACTTGTCTTTACGATGGTACTTTTATGGGAGCCAATAAAAAGTGGAATTAAGTATTACTATAATAAAAATATATTTGTATAGTAATACATGTCATGTTTAGGCCAGTATTATTTACCAGTGCCTCCTAGAGTCTGGAGTAGAGTTGAAAATTTATGTGCCTATACAAATTCTGATTCTGTTCAATCTATTCCAGGCGATTATATTAATTTACCTTATTCAGCAACCCCTATTTTAAAGTCACAATATTATTATCAATTGTATTGTTTGAAAAAAGGCAATGTTTTACAATATAAAGCAAACAGTTCTAATTTAACAAAGCAACAAAGATATGCTCAAATTGCAAAGGGAATGTGGGTGAATCGAAACACTACATGGGCTTCACAATCAGAGACATTTTCTGAACCAAATACGAAAAGTTTAAAACGTGTCAATTATTTTAATATAACAACAGATGGCGTTCCTACAGTAGATCCTTTGACTTGTTCTTTGCCCGCAAAATCAACAAATTCAGTATTACCACAGCGCTCGACTTCTTCGCAATCAAATGCTCCAGCAGTACCGCCACTTTCGTCTAATACTGGCCAAGGTCCTATCATGCCACCATCTGTTTTACCTGCTGTGCCTATTGCGCCTACTGTTATTCCAGATGGAGGCAGTCTTGTTTGCAATATAGTGCAAAATATTTGCACAGGTGAAATTATTGAAATAACTGCTTCCAACAATTGTTTCCCGACAAGTGCTTCCGATGTTCCTGGAACACCTATACTTCTTTGTTATAATGAAAGTTTGCCAACGACGTATCCTAAAACACGCCTTACATATCCAGCTGCAGGAGGTAAATGGCCTCAGGGAGCAAAATTCATTCAAGCTGCGAATACTACGCAGCCATTTTCTCAAACAACAACATCAACAAATGAAACAGAAAGTATTGTTCTCGATAATTATAATATTTACACGATTGATAGTTTGAGTACAGATGATTTTATTGTAGGAAATATTGGTATTTATATGATCTATAATTTCAATGGGCAAAATATTATTCTTCCAATAGATAAACAAAATCTATCTTTTTATACATTTTTTAATTCTACTTCAAAAGCAATCAATTTACAATCACCAAATGAGAGTATTTATTTTTACAATGAATTTTATTCCTCTAAAAATGGAGTAAATAATGTAATAATAGGCACAAATCAAGCATCCACTTTAACATCAGTTGTAAGTTCAGATAAAAGTAAAATTACCTATTTTGCAGATTTTAATGTTATTCAATCTGGGGCGCAAGAATCAAATGCAAATCCAGTAATAACTTATATAAATAATAATACAACAAATAATAATTATCCAATTTCTACACCAATCTCTGATTATTATATTATAAACAATTATACTTCAACTGGATTCGTTATATTAGATGATACTTTGCCTAATCTGACTATAATAAAATTTTATAATTTATCGAATAATCCTGTAACAATTAGTTCTTCCAGTCTAATCTATAATACTTACTACATTCCATTGTCGGGTGAAACAAACTATAGTTTAGACTCTTTCAATCATTATGCTTTTCAGCTAATTCAAACAGAAAATACTAAAATATGGATCATGAATAGTAATAATATACGATTAAATAGTGTTATATTGAATGGTCCATATTATATTACTAATGTTATAGGTGATTTTACAGTTAGTGAAAATACCGTGTATATTGTTGAAAGCATAACGGGGAATATAATTATTCCTAATTTAGCAGCAAACTTGTCCAATATTAAAATTTTTAATATATCAAAAAATACTGTACAAATTCAAACGTCGAGTCATTCTACATTTTTATGCAATGATTTTTTTGCACCTATGAAACTCGGTGGATTATATAATTATGCATTAGATTCAAATCTGGCAATTCAATTTCAATTCATGAATATTACAAATACAACAGCGCAAAAAACTTTTTCTACAAATTTTGATATAAATCTTCCTTTTTGGACTTTTACAATTAGTTAAGATTAAGGCATAACAAAATAATAATATTTTTTTAAATTTTTGAATAATATTATTGGTGAAATTTAACTTATTTTGATAAAATATAGTATGCCGCCTCAGTTTCCCTCTTTTACTCCAGGTCAAACACTCTATTTGGCAAGTAATAACGTAGTTCTCACGTCTTCCAATAGTGGTGTAGCAAATAGTAGCTTGACAACTTGTTTGCCAATCTACACCAACTCGACAGTTACTTCAGAAGGTTTAACCATCTTGAAAACAGATGGCACAACACAATCTTTGACTATTTCGCCTGATGGAACTTTAAGTACAAGTGGTAATTTGATAACAACCGGATCTGGTTATATTACATCTGCAACCTCTATTAATTCCAACTCGATCAATGTTGGTGGAACCAATTTTACTGTTAGTAGCGCAGGCGCTGTAACAGCTGGCAGTAATTTAACTGTAGGTGGAATTGCAACTATTTCTGGAAACGTTAGCGTTGGATCCAATTTTAATGTTACTAGTTCAACTGGTGCTTTATACACAGCTGGAACCATTACATCCGCATCAAATCTTACTATTAGAGATTCAACAAATAGCGCCAATAAAATTGTTCTTGGTAATGATGGAAATGTTAGCGTTCAAGGTTCTATTAATTGCGTCGGCGGAATCAATGTAGATTCGGGAAAATTGGTTCTCAGTGCTGGAAATGGTAATATGTCTATTGCTGGATCTTTTGCATCTGTTGGCGATGTCAATATAAATAGTGGCAGAGTCGTGTTGAGTGCTTTGAATGGCAATGTAACTGCGCTTGGATCTTTAACCATTGGTTCAGCCGGTCAGCTTGTTGTTTCGTCTGCGGGTACTCTTTCGACAAGCGGATCGCTCAATTCTGTTGGTGTTGTAAGTACTGCAGATGTAAATGTAGGTGCCGGAAAGGTTATTTTAGCTGCTAGCGGTAATGTGACAGCTCTTGGTTCTTTGACTGTTGGTTCCGCTGGGCAGCATGCTGTTTCTGCGACGGGTGTATTAACATCCACAGCTGATATTAATGTGAATGGTTCCGGTTCTACTCAACTTAATCTTAAAGCTTCAGATGCATCTGTAACTACATCTTACAATGGATACATTGCTCCTGCATCCGCAACGAATACTACATATACGACCGCAGCTTTGGCATTGACCGCGGATCCCAACTTTTTCACTACCGCAACAAGCAATAAATTGACAACGCAAAGTTATGTTGATAAACAAATTTTCAATCAAACAGCGCGTCTAAATTTAATTTTGGATAATAACATTAATGATAACTTTGAAACGTTTAAAAATGTATTCGAGATTTGCCAAAAGATTGAGGGTTCGTCAGCTTCTCAAGGCGTAGATGGGTTACTGAAAGAATCATCTCAAATCAAAGAAAGTGTTACCAATGTCATGACTCAAGCGCAAAATACTTTTCCTATTAATGCAGTTACTTCCGTATGGGGTTCTACCTGTCCGCCTTTGCCCATCCCTTACACATTGACCGGCCTTCCAACTCCCGCTTACACTGGCGATGGTTGGTTTTTCCGCAATGCTACAAGTGGAAATCAAATTTCATGGGCTATCCCAGTGAATACTGGAATGTCTCTTGGAAAACTTCAACAATTTTGCATGAATGTCTTTGCTGCAAGCAATATAAGTTTGCCTCAGATTGTTATTAAATCAAGCAATGCTACATATAACAATACATTTACTTATAAATTTACTGCATCTGGATCTTCTGTCAGCGCTAATAAAAATTATTGTTTATACACAAAAAGCAGTCCATTATGTTACGATACTATTGTCGCAGCAAATGGTACAGGTGAGCCAATCAATACCTATGGATTTGTTCCCAATCCTTCCGAAATTTCTGCAGTATTGTCGCTTTCATACACATCGGTTTCGAATAATCCAAGCACAAGTGGAACGGTTACGACAGGATTCTCTACCTATGCTGCTTCAGCGGACCTTGTAACTAGCATCACTGTTCAAACTGATTCCGCAGTTGTTACTACAGACAATATTCAATTTATTTTACAGTCTTTGTACCTCGTTCAAGCGAGCCAAGGGGTTGTTCCTGGAGGCGATCCCGTTGGTACCACACAATTTCTTTTCAATAATGCATCCGTTGTGAATAACTATTTGATGCAGTACTGGTTCAAGAAACATGGCGACTTTTCTACAAACCCAAATGGTACTGTAGAGGCCAACTATGAAACTGTATATTCATCTTTGTTTGCTAGCTCTTAAAAAGATTTTTTTGATAAAATAAATCTCTTATATAAATGTAAGAGATGTTTAAATTTTTGTACCCACCATCAAGTACGCTACCAGAAGAAGAATCACCTGCTTCATATCAACGTTTAACGTCTGCGGAATTTAAAGAAAGAAGAGCGACTGCATTTAAAGACGAAACTATTGAGCGTACCCAAAAAACGTTTAGAAGAGAGTGGATAAATAATGCTATAGATAAAATGATGAGAAAAAAAAATAAAAAAAAAAAAGGAAAAAAAATTTATCTAAAAATAAAGAAAATTAATGAGAAATAAATTAAAAAAAAAAAGAAATAAAAAAAAAAAAAAAAAACAATATCAAAAAATAACAAGAACCACCAAAAAAAACAAAATAAATAAAAATATAAATAAAACAACAAAAAAAAAAA